TTAATAAAAAGCAGGTCTTTAATTTAATACTGATATAATATATATATATAACTAGGGGATACGTGAACTGAGTTGGCAAATAAAGATTTTAAAGTAAAGAATAGTATTGTTATTCCTACCCCCCTTGCATTAACAGAGGGCGGAACAGGACAAACATCAGCCTCTAATGCTCTTAATGCATTACTTCCAGTACAAACATCAGCAAATGGACAATATTTAAAATCGGACGGAACCAATGCAACTTGGTCATCTATAGTATCTTCATATGTTGCTATGCCAGCTACTGCTGTATCATCTAATGTAACTTTATCTGCAAATAATCAATATTTTGTAGACACAACATCTGCTAGAACACTTACTCTTCCCGCCTCACCTTCAACAGGTGATCAGATTTATATTTTTGATGCTTCAAATAATGCATTAACAAATAATATTACAGTTTTGCCAAATAGCAATAAAGTGCAGGGATCAGTTCAAAATCTTATTATTGATTCAAATGCAGCAACTGTAGCATTAACATATACTGGATCATCATATGGGTGGGCGGTTAATTAATGGCTATTAATTATTCTATTATAAATGGTATTAAATATTTAGCAGGTACTACTGCTTCCCGCCCAGCAAATCCAGTAGATGGATCAACATATTTTAATACAACAGTTGGGGCTTTACAAATTTATCAAAATGGTGGATGGTATTCATTACAGTCTATTGTTGCTCCATCTGCTCCTAACTCTGTTGTTGCAACAAATGTTGGAACAGGTAGAGCATATAATAATGGATCTGCATCTGTAGCATTTTCTCCAGTTACAGAAACTGGAGGGGTTCCCTCAAGTTTTACTGTAACATCAACACCAGGTTCATATACAGCAAGTGGAACAAGTTCTCCAATTGTTGTAACAGGTTTACAATCATCAACTGGATATACATATGCAGTTACTGCAACAAATAGCTCAGGAACATCTTCTGCAAGTTCTTCGTCATCTTCAGTTACCGCTACAACGGTGCCACAGGCACCTACAATTGGCGCAGTTACTGCAGGAGATGCAAGCGCAACTGTAGCATATACAGCAGGTGCAACTGGTGGTGCTGCTGTTACATATACAGCGACTTCTTCTCCAGATGGACTTACAGGAACTGGAACAAGCCCAATTACTATTACAGGTTTAACGAATGGAACATCTTATACATTTACAGTAACAGCAACAAATGCAAATGGAACATCTGCAGCAAGTTCTGCAAGTAGTTCTGTTACACCAAGTGCAACAATGCTCGTAGACTACCTTGTTGTTGCTGGAGGTGGTGCTGGAGGACATAACTGGGGTGGTGGTGGAGGCGCTGGCGGCCTACGTTCATCCGTAACGAATACTGGTGGTGGTGGATCGCTAGAGTCTTCTTTAGCAATGGGATTAAATACAGCATTTGCAGTAACCGTTGGCGCAGGAGGTGCTGGCGCTAGCGGATATGGTACATCTGGTAATAATTCAGTTTTTTCAAGCATTACATCAATAGGAGGCGGTGTAGGTGGAGGTACTGGTGGAAACTCTGCTATTGCTAATGCTGGAGGTTCTGGTGGTGGCGCATCACGAAATAACACATTTGCTGGAGGTAATGGAACTGCTAACCAAGGATTTCGTGGTGGTAAAGGTGATACACCTGGTGCCAACTTAAACTCTGGTGGCGGCGGAGGTGCTGGCTCTGTTGGAGAAGATGGTAAATCACCACAAACATCAGGTAATGGTGGTTCTGGTGTAACAGTTAACATTTCAGGTTCATCTGTAACTTATGCTGGCGGTGGTGGTGGTGGCGGTTATGCTGCACAAGGTCGTCCAGCAGGCAATGGAAGCAATAACGGTGGTAATGGAACTGCTGCAACTGGAGGAACTGGTGGTTCTGCAGTTGAAAACACTGGTTCAGGTGGTGGCGGTGGAGGTGCTGTTGATGGCTTTGGTGGAAACGGCGGTTCAGGAATTGTAATAGCCCGCTACTCAGGAACAACACAAAAAGCAATTGGCGGAATTGTGACAACATCGGGTGGAAATACAATCCATACATTTCTTTCTTCAGGAACATTTTCTATAGGTTCAGGTCTAGCATCAACATCAAAAGCAAGTGGCGGAGTCATTTTTAATGACAATACTTATTACTATCACGCTTTTGCTTCATCAGGAACATTTACTCCTACTCAATCTATTAGCGCTGATGTATTAGTAGTTGCTGGTGGAGGTGGTGGTGGCTATCACGCCGCTAGCGATAAAGGCGGTGGCGGAGGCGGAGCAGGAGGATTGCTTGCTCATACTTCACAGTCATTAACTGCAACTAATTACACAATAACAGTTGGTGGTGCTGGCGCTGCTGGTACATCTAGTTTTTCACAAGGTAGCAACGGCACTAATTCACAATTTGCTTCACTAACTGCTTCGGTTGGTGGTGGCGGTGGCGGTGCAGGCGTTGCTGGTTCTGGTACTGGAAATCCATTTAGAGGACTAGATGGTGGTTCAGGTGGTGGATCAACTGGTAATGGTGTTATTGGTAACGCAACATCAGGACAAGGTAACAATGGAGGTTATGGACCAGATCTTTCCGCATACGCTGGTGCTGGTGGTGGTGGAGCAGGTGCTGTAGGTGCTAACTCAAACGCAACTGGCGCTGGAGCAGGTGGAGCAGGCTTAAATACTTATTCAACTTGGTTATCAGCAACTGGATTAGGTGTAAATGGATTTATAGCAGGCGGCGGTGGCGGTGGCTCAGGTTTTATTAATGCAGCAAACAACGGTGCTGGTGGTGCTGGAGGTGGCGGTGCTGGAGGTAATAATGCAGCTTTCATAGGAGTTTCAGGAATAGCAAACACTGGTGGCGGTGGCGGTGGCGCAGGCGGTGGTGCTGGAGCAAACCCTGGTGGTGCAGGCGGTTCAGGAATTGTAATTGTGAGGTATGCAATCTAATGACATCTAACTTCTCAAAGAAAAATACTTTTATATATCCATCAGGAACTACTGCAGATCGCCCATCTGCTGTAAACAATGGATTTATTTATTTTAATACAACAGTGGGCGCATTGCAGATTTATCAGAATGGTTCTTGGTATGTATTAACTAATATAAATGCGCCAGGTGTACCAACTTCTGTTGTTGCAACAAATCAAGGAAATGGGCGGGCATACAATAATGGACAAGCATCTATTGCATTTACTCCAGCTACAGAAACATTTGGTTTTCCTGCAATATATACAGTAACTCCAACACCTACTACATCTCCCGCCACATTTACAGGAACATCAACTCCAATTACAATTACTGGATTATCATCTAGTACACAATATACATACACAGTTTCTGCTACAAATAATACAGGATCATCTTCTGCAAGTTCTGCCTCATCAGGTGTTACTGCAACGACAGTTCCACAAGCACCTACAATTGGAGCAGTTACTGCAGGAAATGCACAAGTTTCAGTGGCTTTTACAGCTGGCGCTACGGGTGGATCATCGATAAGTGGTTATACAGTTACATCAAGCCCAGGAAACATTACAGCAAATGGTTCATCAAGTCCTATTTTAGTTACTGGACTTACTAATGGTACATCTTATACTTTTACTGTAACTGCAACTAATGCAAATGGAACTTCTGCAGCAAGTAGCGCAAGCAGTAGTGTAACTCCTGCAGATACGCTGTCAGTTGATGTTTTAATAATAGCTGGTGGTGGAGGAAGTCTTAATACAGGCGGAGGAGGCGCAGGTGGAGTTTTCTATGCTACATCTCAATCTTTAGCATTATCAACATCATTCGCAGTTGCAGTCGGAGCTGGAGGAGCAGTTGGCACAGGAAATAATGGAAGCAATTCAACATTTGGCTCTCTGACTCCTGCTGTTGGTGGAGGATCTGGACGTGGAGGTTTTGATCCAAATGTTGGCAATTCTGGAGGATCTGGTGGTGGAGGTGGAACACAGTGGCACTCCGCTTCACCTGGTTATTATGCTGGAGGAGCTTCAACACAAACATCTGTTGGCGGAACAGGATATGGAAATAGCGGAGGTTCAGGATGGTTACCACAATCAGGTATTTCTAACTTTTTTGGCGGAGGCGGTGGTGGAGCAGGAGCAGCAGGATCTAATGCCACATCAAGCAATCCTTTTAAAGGCGGAAATGGAGGTAATGGTTTAAATACTTGGTCTACTTGGCTATCAGCAACAGGCTTAGGTTCTGGAGGATATATTGCTGGCGGAGGAGGTGGGCTTTCATATTGGACAACAAATGTTGCAACTCCAGCAACTGGAGGTCTAGGTGGCGGTGGAAATGGTGGACATGGAGTAGAGGGATCTATTCAAGGAACAGATGGAACCATTAATACTGGATCAGGCGGAGGCGGAGGTAAAAGTGGAGCATCTGGTTTAGTTATATTACGTTATCAAAGCGCAACTCAAAAAATAACAGGTGGAAATATAATTGCATCTTCTGGTGGATATTATTATCATGCATTCACTTCAAGCGGAACAGCTTATACATCTTTTCCAGTTCCAAAAGCAACTGGTGGAGCTATTACAACCGATGGATCATATCTTTATCATACATTTTTATCATCTGGAACATTTACCCCAACAACATCTATAACAGCAGATGCTCTTATTGTTGCTGGTGGTGGTAGCGGTGGTAATTCTGGCGGTGGCGGTGGTGGAGGTGCAGGAGGACTTGTTTATCTTTCTTCTCAATCACTTGCTTCTGATAATTACGCAGTAACTGTTGGTGCTGGTGCAGCACTTTCATCTGGTCAAGGTTTAAATGGTAGCAATTCACGATTTGCTTTAACTACCGCAGCTGTAGGCGGCGGTGGCGGTGGTTACGATAATCCTGCTAGTGGTGAGCCTGGTGCTTTAGATAATGGTGTAGCAGGAGGCTCAGGTGGTGGTGGAGGCATTGATTCTAATGCTAGAGCAAACGGAACTTCTGGTCAAGGAAATCAAGGTGGCTTAGGTAAACGTAATAGCAATAGTGTTCTCTCAGGTGGTGGTGGCGGAGGCGCTGGCGCTGCTGGTGCAGACGCTGGAAACAGCTTGAATACACCTGGAAATGGAGGAAATGGCGTTAACACATATTCTTCTTGGGCAACCGTAACTGGAACAGGTGATAACGGTTACTATGCAGGTGGTGGCGCTGGACTAGGTTGGACAGCAACAGGAACAGCAACAGGTGGTTTAGGCGGCGGTGGTGATTTTACTGATGCGTCTGGAATGTTAAATACTGGTGGCGGTGGATTAGGAGCTTATGGAGCTGGCGGTTCAGGAATAGTAATTATAAGATATCTAATATAAATACTTAGATATATTAATAATTTAATGCTATAATTAATACATATCAATAAGGGGATAGTGAACCAAATTGGCAAACAAAGATTTTAAAGTTAAAAATAAACTTCAGGTAGCAGGTATTACCTCTGCTGGCCCCCTCGTATCTGACGCATCTGGAAATGTAGATTCAACTTCTTCAATTGCTACACAATTTGGCGGAACAGGAACAACAACCTCTCCTACATCAGGACAAATATTATATTCAGCCTCTGGTACTACTTATGCCCCCGCAACATTAGCTGGATTACCTGGAACATATGCAGTAGGTAATACTGCATCTCGTCCAGGATCTCCATCATTAGGACAAATTTATTCAAATACTCAAACTGGATATATTGAAGTTTATACAGCAGTAGGCTGGTCACAGCTTGGTGTAATTCCATTATCTGCAACTATTGGCACAGCAACAGATGTAGGAACATCTCGTGCATATAACAATGGAGCAGTTTCAGTAACATTTACACCAGCATCTGGTGGAGGTTTGGCATCTTCATATACAGCCACATCTACCGCTGGTGGATATTCTGGATCTGGATCTTCATCACCAATTGTAGTAGAAAATATTCCAGTTGGCACATCAGCTACTTTTACAGTTACTGCAACAAATGGATATGGTAATGCACTTGCATCATCTGCATCTAATTCAGCAACTACAACTACAGTTCCGCAAACACCAACAATTGGATCTCCAACAAATGTAACTGGAGTAGCATTTGGATCAACAACATCTGCGTCTGTTCCAGTTACCGCAAACGCAACAGGTGGAAAAGCAGTTTCAGGATTTACCGTTACATCTTCTCCTGGATCCTTAAGTGCAACTGGAACATCACCAGTAACGGTTCCTGGCCTTACATCAGGAACATCTTATACTTTTACGGCAATAGCAAATAACGCTAATGGAAGCTCAACAGCTACATCTGCTTCAACATCACTAACCCCATCTACAGTTCCACAAGCACCCACTATTGGAACAGCTACAGCAGGAAATGGAACAGCATCTGTAACATTTACAGCAGGTTCTACTGGAAATTCTGCTATTACTAGCTATACAGTTACTTCTTCTTCTGGAGCATCAAATACTGGCGCCTCATCACCAATTGTTGTGACAGAAACAGTTGCAGGTACAAGAACTTATACAGTTAGAGCAACTAATGCTAATGGAATTTCAACTGCTTCTAGTGCTTCTAACTCATTAGTATTTGCAGTACCTGGAACTCCTACTATCGGAACAGCATCTATTACCAATGCAACAACTGTGTCTATTCCTTTTACAGCAGGTACTACTGGTAACGCTTCAATTACATCTTATACAACAACCTCAAGCCCTTCTATTGCCCTTTCTACTTCAGGAACCTCAAGCCCACTATCTGTAACTGGAACTTTTGCAGCAAATACAGCCTATACATTTACAATATCTGCAACAAATAAATTTGGAACATCTTCGGCATCATCTTCAAGTAATTCAATAACACCAAAACCTTTACCTGCTGTAAATGGAGGAACACTAGCATCTGATGCAACTTATTATTACAGAACATTTACTGGCAATGGAACACTTGCAGTTTCTGGAGGAACAGTTACTGCTGATGTCTTAATGTTAGGTGGGGGAGGATCAGGTGGAGCTTCTCTATATTATGCAGATCCAGGATATTCAGCAGGTTGGCAAAATCCAGGAGGAGGCGGATCTGGAGGACTAGTTTATTCTGCATCTCAATCTTTAGCTAGTGGAAATTATCAAGTTACAATTGGCGCAGGTGGAACAAATAATACATATCCTCCAAGTGCTGGAACAGGTACAACGTTTACTGGAAGAACAACAGCTGTTGGAGGAAATTTTGGACAAGGTTATGGTGGAGGGGGAGGCTATAACACTGGACCAAGTGGTGGAGGGTATGGTTACTATTCACCATCTTACCCACCAAATTCAGGATCATCCTCTGACAAAACTGTAACACAGGGTTTTGCTGGAGGAGACGCTTCAAGTGATGGACGTGCAGGAGGTGGAGGTGGTGGAACTGGTGCTGTTGGCGCAAATTCAGGAATAAATGTAGGAGGAGCTGGTGGAAATGGCTCTACCTCTTATTCTTCATGGGGCGCAGCAACTGGAACTGGAGAAAATGTAAGTGGAACTTATTATTATGGCGGTGGTGGAGGAGGCAATTCATATAATGGTACACAAGGAGCTGGAGGCAGGGGCGGTGGCGGTGCAGGATCACTTAATGCTAGAGGAGTAAATGGTACTGCAAATACTGGAGGTGGTGGTGGCGGAGGAGGATATAATGGATCCTCTAATGGAACTAGCAATGGTGGCGGAAATGGCGGATCTGGAATAACAATTGTTCGCTATGCCCGCTCACAAGTTGAATAAAAATAGCATTTACATTGCTTATTTAAAATAGTAGAATAGGTACTATGAATCTAGTACAAAGATCAATATCTAATGGAGGAAAATTAGTTCCTCTTATTATTCCCGCCGAAGAAACGGGCGGGACAGGATTAATGAACCCCTCTATCTTTATAGATGATGATGGAGATATACTATGTATATTAAGACACATAAACTATACTTTATATCATTCTGAAAATGATCAAAGATTTCCTAGCGTATGGGGACCATTAGCATATTTACATCCAGAAGAAGATCAAAGATTAGTAACTGCTAACTATCTTTGCCGCCTTGATAAAGATTTAAATATAATTAACTGGACATTGATTGATACTAATAAATTAGATGTTAAGCCAATATGGACATTTGTTGGTTTAGAAGATGCCAGACTTGTTAAATGGGATGGCAAATATTATGCCACAGGAGTTCGCAGAGATACAACAACTAACGGAGTTGGTCGTATGGAATTATCAGAATTAAAAATTGATAAAGACAATTGGACGGCAGAAGAAATATCACGTATTAGAATTCCAGCACCAATAGATGAAAACTCTTATTGTGAAAAAAATTGGATGCCTATTTTAGATAGAGAGTTTCAATATATTAAATGGACATCTCCTACAGAGGTAGTTAAAGCTGATCCTAAAGAAGCCAAATGTGAGCAATTATCTCACGAAGAAGGCAATGCTATTAATTCTGATCAGCGTGGTGGATCACAAGTTATTAAATGGAAAGATAAGTATATTGCCATTACACATGAAGTTGTTCTATATAAAAATTATATGAAACAAAAAAATGCTACTTATCGTCATAGATTATGCGTATGGGATGAACAATTTGTGCTTCAAGGAATGTCTAAAGAATGTTGGTCTTTTCTAGATGGGCAAATAGAATTTTGTGCTGGAGCAGCACAATTAGAAGAAGACCTTCTAATCACATTTGGTTATGTAGACAATGCAGCTTTTGTTTTAAAGGTCCCAGGAGATTTAATAGATAACATGATTGAAGAGGCTATCAGTGTTTGATGTTATAAATGAATTAGTTGAAAAACTAAGTACCGACCCATTTAATCCAAAGCTTTGCTTTAGTATTGCTACAGAGTATGAACTTGTAGGACAAACAGCTGCCGCCATTTCATTTTATTTAAGAGCGGCAGAGTATGGATATTATTCACACCCAGAGTATGTATATGCATCATTATTAAAATCAGCCAATTGTTTTGAAAATCAAAAGAATAGACAGGCTACAGTAGAAAATCTTTTCTTAAAGGCCGCTGCATATCAACCAGGAAGACCTGAAGCATGGTTTTTACTTTCTCGTTATAGCGAAAGAAATAAAAATTGGCAGCAAGCATATACTTATGCAGAAGTTGGTCTTTATAAATTATCAGGAAATCATGCACCGCTTCCAGTAGGTGTTGATTACCCAGGAGATTTTTGTTTAACATTTCAAAAAGCGGTATGTGCTTGGTGGGTAGGAAGACAAGATGAAAGTCAAGAGTTATTTACTAAACTTTCTAAGATAGCAATGCCAACAATATACTCTTCATCAGTTAAAACAAATTTAGATTTTATGGGGATTGGTGAAGATATAATCGAATCAGATTACGATAAATATCTTAATGATGGTTTTACTAAAGTTCCTGGATGGGTTGTAAGAACCCTACCAGAATTTATGAAAGTCCTTAATGTTAATTGGAATAAAGAAGGAGGGGTAGCAGAAATTGGAGTTTATATGGGACGCTTCTTCCTTCTTCTTAGAAACATGATTGAGACAGAGGAAAATTCATATGCTATAGATATATTTGAAGATCAACATCTTAATAGTGACTCTAATGGTGGTCAAGGTTCTACTGATATATTTAAAGATAACTTAAAAAAATACGATAACTTTAAAGGCAAAAAGGTTAATATTATTAAAGGTGATTCAACTTCAGGCAAAACACAGTCAGAAATTTCCTCTTTAATAAAGCCAGGATCTATTAGATATTTTTCTATAGATGGCGGGCATACAAAGACACATACACTTAATGACTTAAAGTTGGCAGAAAAATATGTTAGTGATACAGGCATAGTGATATTAGATGATATTACACATCCACATTGGCTAGGAGTAATGGATGGATTAGTAGAGTATCTACGAACATTTCCTACTTTGGTCCCATTTGCTATAGGTCATAATAAGCTTTTCCTTTGTAAATACCCTTATCATGAGAAGTACTTAAAGGTGGTAGAAGAGAGTGAATTTGGAATTGAACTTATTACTTTTATGGGGTACCAGCTATGGGTCTCAGAAAAAGTTTATATTCAATAGACTCAGTTCTAGGTAACACTATCATAATATTTAAGGTGGTATAATTTTAAAATGGGCTCAACATCAAAGGGTTTTAGTTTTCCCGCTTATTCAGATCCGCCAGATATTCCTGCGGACATTCAATTACTTGCACAAAATATTGATACATATTTAACAGCAAATCCTGGACCACAAGGAACAACTGGGACACAGGGCACACAGGGTGTACAAGGAACCACTGGTACACAAGGTACAACTGGAGCGCAAGGAGCAACTGGAGCGCAAGGTACAACTGGCGCACAAGGTACAATAGGTTCACAAGGTACAACTGGAACTCAGGGAACATCTGGAACACAGGGCACAACTGGAACTCAAGGTGTTGCTGGAACTGGCGTTGATATCTTAGGAACTTATGCAACTTTAGGTGAGTTACAGTCTGCACATCCGACAGGAAATTTAGGAGATGCATATGTAATATCTGGCAATCTTTATGTTTGGACTGGATCTGCTTGGACAAATGTTGGCCCAATTCAAGGCTCTCAAGGAACTACTGGCGCACAAGGGTCAACTGGCGCACAAGGTACAACAGGTACAGGAACGCAAGGTGCAACTGGTACACAAGGTGCAACTGGCACACAAGGCACAACTGGTGCACAAGGTATGACTGGTACAGGAGCACAAGGGGCAACTGGTACACAAGGCGCAACGGGCACACAAGGTTCAACTGGTGCACAAGGTACAACTGGTGCACAAGGTTCAGTAGGCGCACAAGGCGCAACTGGTACACAAGGTGCAACTGGAACTCAAGGAACAACTGGATCGACGGGACCAGAAGGGCCAGCAACTGTTCCACAAAATGCTAAATCTTCTAGCTACACATTACTTTCTTCAGATAACGGAAAATTTATTAGCATAACAACTGGTGGAATTACAGTTCCACCATCAGTATTTACCGCTGGTCAAAATGTTGTTATATATAATAACTCTTCTTCTTCTCAAACCATTACGCAAGGATCGGGAGTAACAATGAGATTTGCATCATTTCTAACTACTGGAAACAGAACACTTCCTAGATATGGACTTGCAACAATACTCTGTGTTGATACAGATACATTTGTAATCTCTGGCCCAGGACTGAGCTAATCATGACATATGCTGCTATAGCATTAGGTGTCAATACTAATGGTGGTCCAGAAATAACTGGTGGTGGAACAGTTACATCAGATGCTACATACTATTACAGAACATTTACATCTAGCACAACAATAACAATTCAAAACGGACCAATTGCTTATGAATCTATTTGTATTGCAGGAGGGGGTGGTGGAAACTTTATGGGCGGCGGCGCTGGTGGCGCTGGCGGTGCGGGTGGATTTGTGTATGCTGCAGACAGCTTTGATAATTTTTCTTATTTTATTAATATAGGCGCAGGAGGACCAGGTAACTCGGAAGGATCTGGTGGAAAAGGAAGCGATTCTGTTTTTTCTTCTTCGACAGCAGTAGGCGGCGGCGGAGGACCAAACTATTATACGTCTCCTTGGCCACAAGTAGGTGGATCTGGTGGCGGTGGAATTGGTGAAAGTGGATACAATACTGGAAGTAATGGAACATCGGGACAAGGAAACAAGGGCGGAGATGTATCAAATGTAAATTCTCAATCTTATGGTTATGTGGGATCAGCTGGCGGAGGTGGAGCAGGAGCAGTTGGATCAAACAATGGCGGAACAAATAATGCTAATGGAGGCAATGGTGGAAATGGAACAAACGCATATTCTTCTTGGGCATCTGTTACTTCAACTGGTGTTGGCGGTTATTATGCAGGCGGAGGCGGAGGTGGAGCTGTTTATGGATCAAAAGATGGCGTAGTTGGGGCTGATGGAACTGCTGGAACAGGAGGATTAGGCGGAGGAGGCAATGGTGGAAAATCTGCATCTGGAAAACCAGGTTTTTCTTTAGGTACAGCTGGTGCAGCAAATACTGGCGGTGGTGGTGGTGCAGGTGGAGGATGGTATGAAATTATTGGTGGAAGCGGTCAGGGTGGCGGTGGTTCTGGAAGAAACGGCGGCTCAGGACTTGTAATAATTAGATATCTTAAATCAGCAGTAGGTGGATAATGTCATATAGATCAACAATTTTATCAGACTATCCAATTGGATATTACCCTTTAGATGATTTAACTACAGTCGATATTGCAAACTATACTTCCCTTGAAAGTTCATATGCTACATATCAAGCAATTTTAGATGACCCACTTCTTGCATCTTATGCAAACATATACGGAGATGTTGCATACGATCATTCTGGATGTGAGAATGATAGTGTTTATGCGGTGGATCCAGAAACAAATATTCTTCCTATAGTTGTAGGAAATTCAAGATCAACTAAAATAACTAATGGTAATTCAATACAGTATTCTTTTACAAAAGATTATACTGCTACTACAACTACCAGCCAATTTGGAACATTAACTTCATCAGACAATGACTTCACATTAGAAGCCTGGATATATCCAAAATTTACAACAACTAACCAGACACCTATTTTGGCGGATACATCAGAAAGTGTAGGTTTATTTTATGATAAAGGAAACATAACCTTTAAAGTAAATTCACAAATTTTATCACATACCCTTTTAAATGTTGACAAGGTACATTACATTGTTGCAACATATAGCCCAACATTAATGTCTATTTATGTTGATGCACAACTAGTACAAACAAGAGTTTTAAGTGGCTTTACATTCAGCAATACTTCCCTTGCTCTTCAAACTGGACCTACATTAGATGCAAACGATTATTTTTTAATAAATAGCGTAGGAGTTTATAGATATGCCTTATCTTTTTCTCAGATTCAAAACCATTATTTACAGGCATCTCAGATGAATCCAATTCAGATTGTAGACCCAGATAATGGAGAGCTATTTGACCTATATGATGAAAATATTTCTACTCAGTTTATTTACTCTTATCCTGGAAATAAAAGCTGGGACTATTTCATTACAGATGACTTATACTACAAAGACTCAGAACAATCCTTATCAATTAAAAAATCAACTGGTTCTAAAACAGTTGTATTGACAGATTATATTTCTTTGCCCTATGCCGCTGTTTTAGATTCTTCAAAAATAGAATGGAGCGGAACAGATGGAATAGTAGTAGAAGTTTCAGTAGATGGTACAACATATCAAACATGTCAGAATGGGCAAACAATACCTCAATTCACCCTTGCAAGTTTTAATGGCAACAAGCAAATCTATTTAAAGATAACTATGTCAACAACAGATAGCAGCAAGTACTTGCCTAAATTGTCTACTCTTCAAATTAAATTCTATAATAATCAAATTGCATATGCTTCAAATAGCTCAAGTTATATTTCTACATTAGAGGGGGTAGCAGGAGTCTCAGTATATGATATTACAATTGGAAATAATAAATATCCTATTCTTTCAAGAAATGCTAAAAATGGAATAAGGACTATTGCAAGCTCTGGGTTTTATATTAATACAACCTCCTCAATTAAAACATTAGAATTTTTCTATACCCCGTATGCATTGACGGTTAGCGGATTTATCTCAACAGCATCTAGTGGATCTTATGCCGCCTCAAATTATTCATGGGGTAGCACGGGAACTATAAGCAAAACCAATATTGATGCCATTTATGTAAATGGCGTAAATAAGGCATCAGAGACAAGTGTCTCAAATGTATTTAAACTAGGACAATTACACCATGTTGTAATTGTTTTCACTAGCGCAGTTAGCGGACAAATAAAGATTTCACATTCTTCCTCTGGGGCAGTGCCTGCATTATTCCAAAGTTTTGGCCTATATTCAGCAGCATTTAGCGCAACAAATGTTTCAACACACTATAGCCTATATCTATATAATAACGTTTCTACGGTAGCCGACGATAATTCCCCGTCCATGACAGTGACAGAAAACTCTGTAGATTACTATGATAATGACTGGATTGTAATCCAAAACTCATAATTCTGTCACATAGCCTGACAAAAAGCTGGACTTTGACACCAAAGAATGGTAAAATAAAATACTATGGAGATTAAAAAGGTCAATCAGACAGTAATTGAGGAAACTACGCTTGGAATCTATGTGTGGGAAATGCCAGATGGAAGATGGATTGGCGACGATGAGGGCAATTATTTATCGATAGCATCACATAAAGGCAATAAGGCAAACATGGCGGCATTGGCAGCAGAGGTTTCGTCTTTTGGAATTGATGTTGGGCAGCCTAAATTTTTATCCAATAGACGCAAGATTGATGACGAACAGTTTGAATATCAGAAGGCAAGACTTGAGCAAGGATTAGTTCCTGACCCATTTGATATTGGAAATTACAAAGATGAGCTAGCGGCTTACAATAAAAAGAATCCAGCAATAGGTGGACCAGGGAGATAATCATGGAGTTTATTCAAGATAGCGATTTAGAGTCAACAGATAGAATTCAAATTTCTTCTGCCTCTGATTTATTTCAATTAAAGAAAGAAAAAGATCATTCAGATCCCTTTATGATTGAAGAGGATGACTTAAGAAAAATATCTGGGCTAAGCTCTACATTCCGTCGTAAGATGGGTAGAGAGTTCTCTAAAGCATTTGCAGGCAGAGAAGGAACTGGAACACAGCAAAACTTATTGCAGCAGGCGGTTACTGGCTATGCAATGTTCGACCTTGTTGAGCCACCATATAACCAAGAATACCTTTCAAGAATTTATGAAATATCAACTTATAACTACGCAGCAATTAATGCTAAAGTGGCAAACATTGTTGGACTAGGTTATGATTTTTCTGAGACAAGAAAAACTAACGACGCATTCGATTCTATTACAGACGACAAGCAGTTAGAAAGAGCCCGCAGAAAGCTTAACAAATTAAAGCAGGACTTACAGCTGTGGCTTGACTCAACAAATGATGAAGATACTTTTACACAAACACTTATTAAAGTATACACAGACTTAGAGGCAACTGGTAACGGCTATATTGAAATCAGCAGAACAACTTCAGGAAACATAGGATACATTGGACACATCCCTTCAAAGACGATGCGTGTTCGTCGCTTGCGTGACGGATTTATTCAATTGCTTTATGGAAAGGCTGTATTCTTTAGAAACTTCGGAGACGTAGATACTGAAAACCCAATTGCAGGCGGAGAAGACAGACCAAACGAAGTTATTCATTTAAAAAAATATACTCCAACAAATAACTATTATGGAATCCCAGATATTATTGCAGCACAGAACGCATTGGCTGGAAATGAATTTGCTGGTAAATATAACCTAGATTATTTTGAAAATAAGGCGGTCCCAAGATATATTATTACAGTAAAGGGAGCAAAGCTATCCCCAGAATCAGAAAGAAAATTGCTTGAATTTTTCCAGGTAGGCTTAAGAGGAAAGAATCACAGATCCCTATATATCCCGCTTCCAGCAGATAGCCCAGACTCAAAGGTTGAATTTAAGATGGAGCCAATTGAGGCTGGCACACAAGAGTCTTCATTTAATCTTTATCGAAAGGCAAACAGAGATGAAATCCTTTTGGCTCACCGTGTACCAATTAATAAAATTGGAACCCCAGAAGGTGTGAATTTAGCGGTGGCAAGAGATGCTGATAAGACATTTAAAGAGCAAGTTTGTCGCCCAGCACAAATGACATTAGAGAAGAAGATTAATAAAATTATTGAAGAAAAGACAGATGCTCTTTCTCTTAAATTCAATGAATTAACTCTTACAGATGAGGATACTCAATCTAAGATTGATGAAAGATATTTAAGAATGCAGGTAATTACTCCAAATGAAGTTCGTATTAGAAAGGGCATGATTCCTTTGGACGGCGGAGATGATATGGTTCAATTAAAGCCACAACAGCAAGCTGAAATTAGAGCACAGGCTAATAATACTCGTGTCAGAGATCAACAGAGACAGGGTAATTCACCAGACATTTCAGGTGAAGGAAGAAATGCCCAAGGCGACGGCAGACAGGTTGAATAACTTTACTCAACCACTATTTGCCTTTTTATCTACAAATAGATAAAATTAAGCATATGAACATTGAAAAATCTAACTGGTCTTCAAATGGAAATAACCTCCATCTAGCAGTACCATTCACAAAAGTAAATCGTGAGAAAAGAACTGTTTCAGGTTTTGCAACATTAGACAATGTTGATCAAACAGGAGATGTAGTTACAGCAGAAGCCAGCATGAAGGCATTTGAAAGATTCCGTGGGAATCTAAGAGAAATGCATCAACCACTTGCAGTTGGCAAGGTTGTATCATTTAAGCCAGAAACTTTCTATGACCCAATTTCAAAAGCTTTTTATAACGGGGTGTATGTTACATCTTATATTTCAAAAGGCGCACAAGATACATGGGAAAAAGTTTTAGATGGCACCCTAGCAGGATTTTCAATCGGCGGAAAAATTTTAGAATCAGACAATGAAGTTAACAAGTCAAATGGTGAGACAGTTCGTTTCATTAAAGACTATGAACTAGTTGAACTTTCAATTGTAGATTCACCAGCAAATGAGCTCTGCAACATCTTATCAATTGAGAAGATGAACGGACAAATGATATTTAAAGGTATGGCGGCAGATGTAGTTACAGAAAATATTTTCTATTGCGAAGAAAGTAACTCTGTTTTTGTATCAACAGACAAGACATTAGATTCACCAATTTCTGGTAAGCCAGCAACTTTAATCGGTTGGGTAGAATCATCAGATGTAAACAAGTCAAAAGAGATAGATAGAATTCTTGATTTATACAAGTCAAGATCCACGTTGCCTGAAACACAAACAATTGCAAAACAGGCAAACGCAGAAGGAGGTAATGAAGTGTCAGAAAATACAGAAAATACTACAGTTGAAGAGACTGTTGTTGAAGAAGCACCTGTTGTTGAAGAAACACCAGCTGCTGAAGAAGCTCCTGCAGAAGATGCAGTAGCAGACGCTTCTGCTGAAACTCTGGAAAAAGCAGCCGACGTATCAGAAGTTGAGGTTGATGAACCTGATTTTGCAAAGATGTTGGGCGATCTTAAAGGCTTTTTCTCAGAAACTCTAAGTAAGGCTACAGATGCAAATGCAGCGCAGGTTAAGACTGTTACAGAAACAGTTGAAACTTTTAGCAAGAGCATTGATGGCCGAATCACAGAGCTAGCAGAACAACACGCAGTCCTTTCAAAGGCTGTTGAAGATATCAGAAACACGATTGATGGCGTACAAAAGCGTGTCGATGCAGTAGAAGGTGAGACTGCAATTAAGAAGTCCTCAGACCTTGGCGGGTCTCAGGAAGTAAGTACAATAAAGAAATCAAAATGGAACGGTTCTTTCCTCGGTTCCGTAAACGAATTAATTAGATAAACAAAGGTAGGTGAAAATATATGAGCAATGAATTATTAGAAAAGTCAGTAGCCGCTAACACACACGTTACAGCTAACATGACAGGTGCTGCAGTAGCTAATACTGGAGTACATATTGGCTCTGAGGGTGAAGGTGGACTCCTTAACCCAGAGCAATCAGCTCGCTTCCTTGACTATATGTTCGATGCAACCGTAATTGGTAAAGTCGCCCGTACAGTAAGAATGAGAGCAGATACAACAGAGATTGATCGTATGTCAGTCGGAGAAAAGCTTATGAAGCTTGCAACCGAAGCAGACAATGCTGCTGAGGCAAACTCAGCAGTATCATTCTCAAAGATTTCTTTGACAACAAAGAAGCTTCGTTTAGATTGGGAACTTTCAACAGAGTCTCTAGAAGACAACATTGAAGGTCCAGATCTAGAAGATCATATTGCCAGAATGATGGCAACACAAGCAGGAAACGACATTGAAGATGTTATCCTAAACGGTAACACAGCACTATCATCAGATGCCCTATACAAGGCATTTGATGGCGTCGTAAAGAAGGCTAAGACATACGGACGTGTTGTAGATAACGGTGGAGCAGCGGTTACTCGTGCATCATTTAACTCTGCACTAAAGGCTCTGCCACGTAAGTACAAGCAGCGTCGTGCTGATCTTCGATTCTTAGTTGGATCAAACTTGATCCAGGACTTCCTGTTTGCAAACAGCATTGGTACTAACCAGACAATTCCACAGGATATTGCTTCAAGCATCATCCGTGGTGATGTACAGCCAGTCTCAGGACCAGCAGGTTACGTAGCACCTTATGCATTCGGTATTCCAATTGTTGAAGTTCCGCTTCTTAACGAAGCGCAAGACGGAGACTACTCAGGAGAGACAGGAAACCACGGAGATATCCACTTGACATTCCCTAATAACGTTGTTATTGGAATCAAGCGTGATGTAACTGTTTACCGTTTCTTCTGGCCACGTAAGGACTCAATTGAGTACACAATGTATACTCGTGTTGGCGTCCAGATCGAACAAGCAGATGCTTGGGTCGTAGTGAAGAACGTAAAAGTAGCTTCATAATTTAGGATTAAATCCGCAAGAGAGGCCCCCAATTAATTTTGGGGGCTTCTCATTTTAATTTACTAATGCTATAATTAATTGACCTAGAAAAAGGAGAACATAAGATGTCATTCGACACCCTAAAGGTAGCAGAACTAAAAAAAATTGCAGAGGACTTTGCAGTTGAAACAACTAGCTTAAAAAACAAAAACGATATTATTGCAGCCCTATCAGAAGAAGGCGTAACATGGGCAGTGTACGAACAAACAATTAAAAAGATCGAAGAAGAAGCGGAAGAAACAGAAGTCGCTCCTAGATTTGACAAGAATCAAAAGCTTACAGAGGACATGATTCTTGTTAGAATGACTAGACCAAACTTCCGTTATGATATTATGGGACAAACATTCACCAAAGAGCACCCATTTGTAGCAATGTCATCAGACAAAGCACAAGCGATCTTTGATAAAGAGGAGGGTTTTAGACCAGCTACACCAAAGGAAGCACAAGACTTCTATAGCTAATCTAAAACATAAATAATGGCAGAGATATATATTGATCAAACTTCACCAATTAAGACAAAAATCTTTTATGACGGAGAAATTATCGATGCAGATGGAAGCGTAGTAGCGACTGTATATGATATTACAGCAGACGTAAAGATCAGTCCTACTGTTCTTCCAACAACAGTTCAAACAACAATAACTGCAACAAAGCTAGACTCAGATGCGGGAACATATCAAATTGTTCTTCCAGTATCATTCTGTCGTAGAAACAGAAAGTTTAAAATTGTTTGGTCATATACAGTTTCTGGAACCTCTGGATCTCATACTACATACACAGAGGTTGTTACTCCGTATGCAAATCTATCTGAAGTTATTGAAGATTTAAATATAGGCTCAGATGTTAGCGATCCAAATTATAAGACATACAATGAGTTACAGATGGCGGAAAAATATGCCAGAAAACTTATTGAAGAATATTGTAATCAATCTTTTTATCTTTATGATGATCAGGAAATTGCATATGGGCATGGCTCAGACACATTGCCTCTTCCGTATAGAATATATGAGATACATAAATTATACGAGAATGATATTCTTATAGTAGACAACATTGCTAGTGTTAATAATTGGATTTATGACCCAATCATATCTGAATCTAATTTTGGTATTAGAGTAAACAGACAAGACTTGTTGGACAATGTAACTTATACTGCTAATGGATTAATTCCTCCGTCAATTAATGATAGAGGATATTCTGGAGCATTTAAAAAAGATTTTAGATATAGAATTGCTGGAAGATTTGGTTGGCCATCTGTGCCAGATAATGTTGAAGAAGCATGCCGTATTTTAATGCAGCAGTATTTTAACAAAGATACTACATGGAAAAATAATTATGTTAAGAGTATAAGTACTTTTGACTGGAAATTTGACTACATGTCAGACGCATATACTGGAACTGGCAATCTATATGCAGACCAGCTTCTTAACGCATATAGAATTAACGGAATGGCAACATTCTAAAATGGATCTTATAACATCAGTATTACCAATGCTGCTGGACGTTTATGTACAAGCAGATACACAGGACCCAGATACTGGCGCTATGATAAAAGAGTTTCAATATAGGACTACATTAAACTGTAGCGCTAAAGGAATAATTAGCAACTCCGCAACGTCAAGAGGCGGGGACAGACAAGTTATGACTAATAAATATACTAATGAACAAATGATACAGATTAGAACTGTAGAGAAGTTAAACATCAGACATAAAATTACAGCAATTAGAGACAAGAATAATAATTATATTTGGAAAGAATTAAATCACCCAACAGAGTCTCCAACCGTATTTGAGGTTATTGGAGTAACGCCGATACTTGATCCATTCGGAACAATTCTTGCATATAGCACTACAGCTAAAAGATCGGAGAATCAGGTAATTGGAATCTAGTACAGCATTAGTATCTGTAGCCAGTGGATTAGAATCATTAATGACTGGATTAAATACATCTATACTAAAAGACTCAACTGTTGCCCAAATTTCTGCTACCGTATATTATCAGGCTCATGTTATGGCAAAGCTTACTTCTAATAAAAACTTTCAAAACAAATTTAATACAATGATATTTAATCAAATAAATGAAGATTTTGGTGCCTATATAGATGCCAAGGCAAGAACTGCACCAATAGCATTTCACCATGTCTATGAATGGAAAAAGACTGGAAACTCAGAAGCAAGACTATTTGAAATAAATAAGTTATCACAAGATGGATTGTCATTTAGACTAGGATATAATTTTAAATTATCTAAATCATTGGTTCCAACAGGAAAGGGAAAGCACAGACATGTATTTGCAAATAAAGCTGCAGTCATGGAATCTGGTATACCCGTAGTAATCCGCCCAAGGTCCGCAGAGCGACTTGTTTTTGAGGTTGATGGTTCTACCGTATTTATGCCCAAAGGGGCTGCAGTGACCGTTACAAAGCCTGGAGGGATAAGAGTAAAAGACACCTTCAAGATAGCATACAAACACTTTTTTACAGGCAATTTAGTTAACCTCTCAATCAAGAAGTCTGGATTTCAAAAGATGTTTAATAGTTCAATTAGTAAAGCACTAAGTATTCCCATCGACATTAAAAGAGTTAAATATTCATTCTCTGCAAATACTGTCAGATCACAGGCAAACTTTGCTTTAACTTCAGCATTTGGAGGTGCATAATGGTTAATTATAAATTAGACGCAATGCTGGAATTACGTAAGTATATTTGGAAGCGGTTAAAGGATACAGATATATTTAATGAGGATGATTACTATAGTGAGAATATAGGCGATATTACAGTTCCAATTATTCCCGTCCAACAGGTGGCGGAGTTAAATCAATTCTTGAGCGGAAAGAAGCATATTGTATATGATAAGATAGGAATGTCCTATGAAGACTTATGGGCTATATGCTGTGAGCAAATCCTATTTACCATCTATTCAACAGATGTTTCTGAGATAAATGAGATTAGAAACTTTATGACAGATGAATTTAGAAGAGTAGATGAGTCAGCTAGAGATGTAAACAATTGGGTGGACCTATCGGATAAATTTCAATTCTACAGTATCTTCATAGCCGATATATCCCCAACAGAGCCATCTCAAGAAATGGAAGGCTTTCTATCAGCAGATATTGTTTTAGAAATTAAATATTCAAGAGCATCTGGGTCAAATGGAAGGTTCATTTAGTTTGCCTTTTTACTCAAAAAGCCCTATTATTGGACTAAGAGGAAAGACAGCCTAGCCAGCTTTGATAGATTTATTTATGATTTTGAAATAACAGGAGGTAAAAAATATGGCAATTTCAGCGCCAAATAACGCAAAGAATATTATTGTAGGTGCATCACCACTATTCCTTAGTATTGCTACTACAGGAGATTCTTCTTTAGACCCAACAGCGGGTTCAAATAAAGAAGCATTCTCTTCATCAGCATCTTATACAACAACACTAGATGCAGCAACATCTAAGTGGAAGAATGTCGGATTCACAAACAACGGTCTTCAGATTACATACAACCCAACTTATGGAAATGTAACAGTAGATCAGCTTCTTGATAGCGCAAAGCTATTCAAGGAGTCAATGGAAGTTATGATTGCAACAGAAATGGCAGAAGGCGTTCTTGAGAACGTACTTGCAGTTTTTGGGCAGCCAGGAACAATCGCAGGTGGATCAGTAACAACAGTTACAGGAGATCAGACATTAACATCTGCAGATCCAACATCTTCAACACCTAAGCAATTAGGTCTTGCAGCAGGAGCACTTCTTTCAGCACCAGTAGAGCGTCAGCTCGTTGCTGTTGGGCCAGCTCCAGATTACGCAGTGTCAGGAAGCCTAAAGAATGAGCGTGTATATTATGCACGTCGTGTTCTTTCAGTACAGCAGTCACAGTTCTCGTTGGCACGTAACACTCCAACAACATTCCCAGTAACATTCCGTCTACTCCCAGAGTCAGCATATGCTGGTTCAGAGTACGGAAAGATTATTGACCGAGTTTACTCATAATATCTAAATTTATTTAGATTAACGGAAACCCCCATTAATTTGGGGGTTTTCTGCTTGTATTAGTAAGCGTGTTTTGTTATAATAATTAAGACAATCCTAGGAGGATAAATTGGCTACTAAGATCTACGACGTAGAAGAAATTGAATTACAAAATGGGGCTAAGGTAAAATTAAAGCCTCTCACAATCAAAGAGTTAAGAAAATTTATGACTGCGATTAGCAAGACCGCAGATACAAAATCAGAAGATGAAACACTAGATATCCTTATTGATGCATGTGCAGTTGCACTAGAAAAGCAGTTACCAGAGTTGGTAGCAAATAGAGATGCACTAGAAGATGCATTAGACGTACCCACAATCAATCGTATCCTTGAAGTATGCGGTGGGATTAAGATGGAAGACCCAAACCTTCTAGCGGCAGCGGTTCTGGCTGGTCAGAACTAGATTTAGCCGCTTTAGAGGGTGAAGTTTTTCTTTTAGGACACTGGAAGAATTACGAAGAACTAGAAGACAGTCTTTCAATGCCAGAACTGATTCAAACTTTGAAATCAATGCAAAAGACTGAGTCAGAAAAAAGAAGATTCTTAGCGTCAATCCAAGGTATAGACTTAGGAAAAGATGATGAGGAACAAGAAGGTCCTTCCTTTGAAGATGTACAAAGACGGGCACTTGGTATAAACGCTAGTGGTAACGACATAGTTTCTTTACAAGGACAACTAGCAGCCAGTGCAGGATTTGGAATTGGAGCAGGATTAGGATACGAAAAGGGGTAGCATATATAAATGGCTGATGAAAACATAGTCACGAATATAGTCGCTAATGCTGACTTTTCAGATCTCATTGCAAATGTCAATAAGGTTACCACTAATCTTGCCCAATTAAAACAAACTCTTACAACAACTGATAAAGCACTTGCATTACAAGCAGCCAAGATTCAACAAAATTTTGCTGCAACATTAAGAAGCACAGGACAATTTTCTACACATTTTGTAAGCCTATCTTCAGATGTTGACAAGTTTGGAAAAAATTTAGATTCTGGAAAACTTAAATTAAGAGACTATTATGCCACATGGCAAAATCATTCAAAAACTGCAGGCGGCTTAATTAGAGATTTAGCAAAACAACAAGTTCAATTACAAAATTCTATTCTTCAACCATTAGGCAGAAATGCTGAAGGGTTAATGCAATTTAACGTACAGGTTCCAAGAGGACTGGACGTAACAAAGAATAAGGCTGCACTGCTTAAGCAAGAAATGCAGATCATGAACAAAGTAATTCAAGATGGCGGAGTGCAATTAATTAACTGGGGTAAGAATACTCAGTGGGCAGGACGTCAGTTAACTGTTGGACTTACTATTCCAATCGCAGCATTCGGCAAAGCAGCAGCAGATGCATTTAGAGTTGCAGATGAACAACTAGTTAGACTTACTAAAGTTTATGGTGGAGTTGCACAAACTTCTGCTGTAGAGTTAGGAAAAATTAGAAAAGAAGTTGCAGCAACAGCAAAAGATTTAGCACAACAATACGGTGCATCTTATACAGAAACTATAGCTTTAGCTGCTGATATTGCGGCAACTGGAAAGCAAGGAGAAGACCTTCTTAACTCAACTAGAGAAACAACAAGACTATCGGTACTTGGAGAAGTTGATCGTCAAGAAGCAATGAAGGCCACGCTTGCAATTCAAACAGCATTTAATCAAAATACACAACAGCTTTCTGAGTCGATTAACTTTCTCAACGCAGTTGAAAACCAAACCTCAACAAGCCTTGCAGACTTAGTTGAAGCAATTCCAAAAGCTGGACCAGTTGTAAAGTCTTTGGGCGGAAGCATACAAGACCTAGCTCTTTATTTAACAGCTATGAAGGAAGGCGGAATCAATGCATCAGAAGGTGCAAATGCAATTAAATCATCTTTAGCATCTCTTATTAATCCAACCAAAGTTGCAAAAGAAATGTTTGCAGGATTTGGAATAGATTTAGGTGGAATTGTAACAAGCAATGCTGGAAATTTAACAGGAACAATTTTAGAATTACAAAAAGCGCTGGACACACTTGACCCATTAACTAAATCAAAAGCAATCGAACAGCTATTTGGAAAGTTTCAGTTTGCTAGATTGTCAGCTTTGTTTGATAACCTAGGAAAACAAGGAAGCCAAACTCTACAAGTTTTAGATTTAATGAATTCTAGTGCATCAGATTTGGCAAATGTAGCTGGACGAGAATTATCACAAATTACAGAATCGGCTTCTGGTAAATATCGTAGAGCATTAGAAGGATTAAAAGCAGATCTTGCAGGAGTTGGAGATGCGTTTCTTAATATTCAAACATTCTTTATTAATTTAATTGACAAAGTAATTGAATTTAATAACAAGCTTCCAGATCCAATTAAAAAGATTTTGACATTAGTTGGAGGCCTAACAGCATTAGCAGGTCCTGCAATTATGTTAACTGGTGTACTTGCGAACTTCTTTGGATACATTGTTAAGGGAATTGCACACTTTAAGGCATTATTTAAAGGCGGAGAAGGCTGGAAATTATTAACTCCTGAAATTTTAGCAGCTCAAAAAGCTGGAAATCTTATGGAAACAACATTCTATAGTGATGCTAAAGCAGCAAACATTTTGGGACAAGCGCTAGCCAATTTAAATTTAGAACTAGATGAGCTAAGTAGAAAAGCAAGTTCTGGAACAATATCCGCAAGACCAGTAATCTCTACTCTTGCTGGAAATAATTTAGCTGGCGTAGGAAGAGAAGTTGTTCCAAATCATCCTTTAATAAGCGAAAGAGACACTAGATCTTTCTCTCATTTAAATCCATTAAGCAGAATGACGGCAGAAGAAAAAGCTACACAAACAATATTTGGTGTTGTTCCAGGAGCACCGTTAGTTAATCAAAAAATTAGCAACAACCCGCAAATGTATATGTCTGGAGATTTACCAAAAGTTGCAGGAGCAAGTGCAATACGTGGAGTTTCAACAGGAATTGTTGCAGAAGAAGCTGCTAAATTCCATTCAATGACTGGTGCATTAGCAATGCAATCACAACAAGAAATAGCATTGCTTAAAAAAGAAATTGCAGCAACTGGTTTAATTACAACTTCATTATCTGATTCATATCAAGCATTACTTCCAGAAATGTCAAGGATAACTTCATTGGCGGCAGCAGAGTCAGCACAAATAGTTGCAGAACTTCAAGCATCTAAAATAAATGTTGATCAAGCAAGAGCAAAAATTATTGCATTAAATAAACAGATTGAAGCAATGATGGGCCAAGCCGCAACAGGTATTGCTACTGCACAAGGAAGAACAATTAATTTAACACAGCTTCCAATTGTAGATCAGCCAGCATTCGATCCAGTAACTGGAAAAGCTAATATGAAAGAACTTACAAGACCAAGAAACAGAAGTCTTATTAATAAAATTGCAGGAGCCCTAGGAGTTAAAACTTTTGGCGCACCATATTCAATTGAAACAACAAGACCAAAGAGGTTCGCAACTGGAAATCTTGTCCCAGGAAATGGAAACGCAGACACAGTTCCAGCACTACTGACACCAGGAGAGTTTGTTGTAAATAAAAAAGCAACATCTGAAAACTTACCATTGCTTACAGCAATAAATGGTGGAGCTGGTTCAAGGAGTGGAAGCTTTAGGAATGGCGGAGGATACCTAGAAGATAATGTTGAACCATTTGGAGCAAAAACTAGTGGACTAACTTCTGAGGAAGTTGGAAAAGCATTCCCAGGTTTTAGTGGAAAAAGCAATTTTTATACAGTCAAGGGAACTGCTGGACTTTATATTGGAGATGTAACTGATCCAAAAATAATTGAAAAGTACAAAAATTTCCTACCTAAAGGCAAAACTTATTTTACTGCTAAGTCATTAAATGGAAAGATGGCAACTGGAAAGATACCTTCAGAATTATTAGCTGCAGCAATTGAAAGCAGCGGTTCAGCAAACAGAGGATCTACAGAACAATTTTTAAGATCTTTATATAGCGAGGGCTTGATAACTGAAGCAGAATTTAAGAATACATCAAATAAAATATATAATGGATATATTCAAAATCTTAAAAAGCCTAACCTAATTGGAGATTCAAATAATAATTATTGGGGACATGCAAACAGAGTATTACAACAAGAACTTGGGGATAACACAGAGGTTAAACATTTGTGGGATCAATTCTCTTCTAATATGGGAGTTCATACTGGAGATAGAACTGCTAAAGCTGGTCGTTCTGGTGCAAGCTCAAGCCACATATCACAAACATTAACTACTACTGGTGGAAAGAAAATAAAAGTAGGAACTTTAAGAGGAACTCAAGGATCCTTGTTTGCACACGCAAGATCTCCTCAACCATTCTTAGCTAGATTAATTAAAGCTGGTTTAACAGTCGGTAAGATTAGAATGAAGAATAAGGGCGGATATATTGAAATGAATGCTGGCGGCATGGTTCCAACCATGGGTGGGGCAGTTACATCTCAAGGCGGCAGAACTATCCCAGTTCCAGCACAAAGTGGAAAGTATAACATGGGAGGTATGGTTCAAGAATATCAAGATGGCGGAGCAGTTGGAGCATTTACTGCAGGATTAAAAAATCCTTATGGTAAAGGAATTGTTTCTGGAATGTCTGGAAGACCAATGGGAATTGGCGCACAAATGGGAATTGGTATGGGCGGAATGATGGCAGGTCAAGCCGTCGGTGGAAATGCTGGAATGGCAATTATGATGGCATCAAATATTCTTCCAATGATGACAGCCATGAAGGGATTTGGTAGCCTAATACCTTCTGTAGCTAAAGTCGCAAGCATATTAGGAAGACTAACAATTCCTGGTGCAGTAATTGGCGGACTTACAGCAGCAGTAATGCTTATTAATAAATTTAGAAAAGATGCGGAAGATGCTGGTAAAGTTAACCGTGCAATGTTTGGCGGGACAAAAGAGCAGCTTGCAGAAGTAGGTATTCAATACACATCTATATCTGACAGAATTAAAGACATCAATACCCAGCTTGAATTAAATAAGGCTAAGATTGAGTCTTCTTATAACTCATTTACAAAGAGCGGAATTCCTGGACTTACTCTTACAATTCAACAGTTAAAAGAAGGAATTGAAAAGGCTAAAACTAGCGCAAAAGAAACGGTAGATTTATTTAATAATGCAGACACTACTCAGGTAAATGAATTAGCTACTTCAATGAAGGCACAATATGTTGCAATGGGCATGAGTGTAGAAGAAGCTACAAATACTATATACACTTTAGTTGCCGCTTCAAATAAAGCAAAGCAAGCACTTGGAGCAATAACATCATCTGGGTTTAAAGACATTACAGACAAGGCAACCGCTGCAACAAGCCAAGTTGAAAAGCTTGGAAAAGTTATTGAAGGATCAAAAGCATTTAATGCAGAAGAGTTTAATGTTGGAATGGATGCTGTTCTTAATGGATTAAATTCATATAAAGATTCTCTTACTACCATTAAAGATGAAAATGGAAAAGTTAAAACAGAGACAGAGGCTTTAGCAGAAACAATTAAAAAAATTGAAGGAGTTACTGGCGCTACAGCAAAAATTAACTCCCAGAACCTTGAAGCGTATAAAATGCAGAATCTTGAAATGGCTGCTATTTTAGGAAAATCAGAATCTATATTAAGTATATTCTCTAAGTATCAATTGGTTGCTTCTGGGTTAAGCGATGTTATGGACATAGGAGCAATGACGGGGGATGCCGCAATTTCAGTTGCTGCTGGATATCAAAAGGTAAAGGATGCAGCCACTGTAGTTGTAGCAGAAACCGCAATAGGAAAATTAGTTGCCGCAAGAGTTAAAAATCAAGGTAAACTAAACGATATAGTAAAGGCAGCAGCAAAACAAGATAAGTCTTATTACGATGATGCTATAAAGAAAAATCAAAAATTAATTGATGCATTAGAAGAAGAAAGAAAAAAGAGATTAGAAATACTAGAACTTCAAGAACGATCACAAAGTTTTGAAGTATCTATTAAGCAAGCTCAAATTAAATATCAGGAAGCTCTGGCTTCTGGCAATATGGCACAAGCTGCTCAAGAGCAACTTAATATACAAAAGCTTAGATCAGATAGAGAAAGAGAACTAGCAAGAAAATCAATCAATGACAAGTTTGATGCAGAAAGAAAAAAGCTAGAAGACCAAATAGAAAGACTTCAAAATCAAAAAGATGCTCAAGATAAAGCGGCATCTGGTGCAGCAGCTGGTGCAGCAAGAGCAACAGAAGACACTCAAGCAGCAAAAGACTTTGAATCTCAAATTATTGGAATTATTTCAAAGTATGGCGGCAAGTTTAATCCAGATGCACAAAAGGCATTGTCTGTTGCATTTAATAATGCCAAGACTAGTAAAGATGCTGGCCTTTCTGCTGCAGCAACAGCAATGGAAAAACAATATATTACTGGATCAAAAACATACCAAGGCTCTCCAGGAACTGGTAGCGTAACAGTAACTAAAGATAAGTACCAGTCCATGTTTGAAAATTTAAGCATATCGGCCCTTGCAAAAGCAGAATCAAACGATAAATTTGACACAGCAGTAGAAAATTTTGTTGATGCCGTAAATGTATTTAAAGGCAAGTCTGGTCCATCTTCCCCTAATAAATTTGGTAGTAATACTCCATCGATACAAGCAAAAACACTTAAAGAGGCAGCTAAGCAGGGGCAATTATCTAGATCACAATTTACAGATCCAAACACTAATTCTAACTATAAGTTATTTACTTTTCAAAATAAAACCTATGCGATAGATTCTGTTGGGCAAGTCTATGATTTTGACTCTATATCTAATAAGGTTGGCAAAAAAGCCAAGATGGCTATGGGCGGATATATAAGTGGAGCGGGAAATGGAACATCTGATTCAATTCCTGCAATGCTTTCAAATGGTGAATATGTAATCAATGCTAAATCTGTACAAGCAATAGGAATGCCGATGCTTGATAGAATTAATAAAATGGCTATGGGTGGTCCAGTTTATAATGTTCCAGCATATTCAATGGGCGGAAAAGTTAAATATAATAATGGGGGTATGGCAACTTCTTCAAACTCCCTGTATAATATTAACGTTACACTTAATGGAACAGATTTGTCTGCAGATGATGTAGCAAATGCAATTGAAAGAAAGATGAAATTGCGTGAAGCAACAATTGGAAGGGGGAGAAACTACTAATGACAGCAATAACATTACCTAAAGGTGCCCTCCTACAAATTTATGGAGTAGATGCAACCGCAAATGGCGGGGATGGAACTACAAAATGGAATACAGTAACAGATCATAATCGTGGTCAATTTACAATAAATCATAATAGAATCGAACAATCAAGAAGAATGGCAAATGGAACTTTACGCAAGTTTTTTGTTGCAGATAAAGAAGCATTTAATGTTTCATGGGATCTAGTACCATCATATAGAACAGAAACAGTTGATGGATATTGGGGAGCTGAGGATCTAAGAACATTTTATAACAGCACTCTTGGACAAGGCACGTTTGAAATACGCATTAATTATGCAAAAAATGGATCAAGCCAGGTATCTTCTGGATATGAAACTTTTACAGTTTCATTTACAGATTGCTCATTTGATCTAGTCAAACGTGGAATTCAAGCACACTGGAATATATCTCTTTCAATGGAAGAGGTTTAATCTTGCCCACAAATCTTGAAAATGTATTTTACAATAATACAACAGTAAGAACTGATGTAGGATGTACTATTGAGTATAATATGAATTCTATGATTGATGGTATTACTGCAAGTACAACTGCAACAGATGCAAATTATATTTCTGGAGTTACATCTGCTGCTGGAACAACTATTAGATTAAATCCATTTAAAAAGCTTTTTCCAGTTGATTCTGTAATAAAGCCATTTAGACCTTCAGGTCCAGGTATTAAATATTTTATTGCTCTTCCAAGTGACACAACACCTTTTTCCGCCTTTAGAACTTTACAATATCCTAATACTGAGCCTAGAATGTATTATCCTGGAATTACAACTACTTATAAATATTGGGTAGCACCAAAAAATTCGGCAGCAGATTTAACGGTAACATATAGGCAAGCATCAAATCCAGTTACTGGAAATAAAAATGCTGTAGCAAACAAGATCATAGTTAAATTTGATAAATATAATCAACTACCAACAACTTATACAATTACAGTTACAAAGTCCGACAACAGTACACAGGTTATTGGGCCAACAAGCACCCCAGCAAGCGGCCTTGTAACATTGTATTATTCAGGATCTTCATGGAGTGCAACGGCACCAACAGAGCCAATTACATATGCCTCTCCACAATCTATTAAGTCAATTAGAGTTCAGGCAGCAAATCCAGGAAGCGGAAAAGTAATAGCAATCATTGAAGTATCAGCTAGATGGATAAAGGACATATCTTCAGATATAGTCTCATTAGACATTAATAAAGAGTCTTCATCTAACCCATCAGACATCTTGCCAGTTGGAACAGTTACAGCAAATAACATAGATTTAAATCTATCTAAGTATAACCAAACAGCCTTGCAGACACTTCCATATAATAGACTGTCCGCATCATTTGATACAGATAAAACATACATGTTTAAGTATGCAGAATTGAAGCCTTACATTAAAGTGTTTCATTTAAATGGCACAATAACTTCTGGATCTGATAAATATGATAAGGTTGATCAAGGAGTTTATTATGTTGATAACTGGTCTATTTCAGAATATGGAGACGTTAGGGTAGTTGCTTTAGATGGAGCAAAGTATTTAATGGAAACGCTTTGCCCAGATATATTATGTGAAGACTTCCCAGTAACAGCAATTATAAGAAGGCTGCTAGATTCAATTGGTTTTGTTGATTACAATTTTAACTTAAAATCACCAGATACGTCCGTACCAATTGTAAATTATTGGTGGACAGAAGACAATCAAACAGTTTGGGAAGCAATACAAATATTGTGCAGAGACATTCAAATGAATGCATTCTTTGATGATGAAGGTATCTTGCAATTTTATAGCAGAGATTACATTTATGACTCAACAAGATCTTCTACATGGTCATTCTATAACGAAGCAGAAGGATCAGCATTGCCAAATATAATTTCTTTTAGTCAAGATGAAATTGCCTCTGGAAACCAAGTAAAGATTATTTGGAAAACCCCTCTCAAATCTAATTATGTTCAAAGCTCTGGACCACTTTGGGAATCACCAACAACATTTCTTTCGGCGGGTGGACTTAAGTATCCAATTCAAGCTGCAACCAGTGTTGCAGATTTAAATAATCTAACTAATGCAACCACATATCCAGGACTTCAAATTGAAACAAAAACAATTGACAACTATAGCCAATATCAATCTATATTTAATTTTAATGGCTACCTATTAATTGATTCAGAAATATTTGAATTTGACGCATTGCAATATCAGTATGTTGATAAAAATGATTCAAGCTCAACTCCCACATGGATTCCTGTATGGATAGAATCACAATCAGATGTAAGTAAATATAGATATTTATCAAAACCAGGATTTCAAGATCCCACAAGACCAGAAAGCGCATACTTTAAGCCAACGAATAGAGTTCGTGTAAAATCAAGAGCAGCGCTTGGAACAACTGCAGCATTTCATAGCGCAACTGCAACAGACGCTTTAAGTCAATGGACAGGAAGAACTATAACATGGACAACTGGAGGTAAGAAATAATGCCAGGCGCATATGATGTAGATTATCAATATAAAGAAACCTCAAGTTTACCTGTTGGCTCATCAACGTCTTTACTAATATCAAGTCTAGTTGTAAATCAAACGGGCCCTACAGAAGTAGAAATATCATTTTCGAAACTTGAAACAAGCGTTGAGCCAACAAGCGTTGAAATAACTGCACAAAAATTGCTAGATAATGGATCAAATGACGGTGCACCAATAATATCCACACAAGCAATTGCAAACAGTTCAGACGGATTGTTATTTACATTGGGTGGACTAACTGCTGAAAGAAGGTATTTGTTTACAGTTCAAGCAAAAAGAAATACAACTTATGGCAATCTTTTATCTACACAAATTGAATTGGCATCTAGCACATTTAATGGTAAGGTTATAGGAACAACACTGGACCCTAAAAATATTGGTCAGGGCAAGTCATACTTAACAATAACAAATAATACAAAAGTAAAAGATCAGTTTGCCGTATCAAGTAGAGAATTTGAAGCAATTACTCTTCCAGCACAAACAACAACATTTTTGACTGGAACTTATTCTGTAGATCAAGCCATGAAAAATAATGCAGAGTCTTATTTTTCTTTTGGAACAACTGTATTTATGGAATCAATTAAAGATTCAACTCCAGGTGCAGGTCTAGGATTTTTTGTTAATCAGGAAGCAACCTCTGGCTATTTTGTTGTAGTAGAATCAACCAGCTTATCTGCTTCACAGGATAGAAAATCAATTAGAATAATTAAAACTAATGGCACAAAAATAAAAGTTTTAGCAGATTCTCAAAAAAGCACAACTAGCACATTTGGCGGAGTATATGGAGCAACCTCATATTCAATTGATGTTAAGGTTAAAGTAAAGAATTTAAATGTAGAAATAATTGCATATGTTAATGGGTTTAAAATAATGGCAACAGATAGCACTACTGGTACGGGATTAGATGAAATTATTCATCCAACAAAACGTGTTGCTCTAATGGCTACAAGAGGAACAGCAGCATTTGATTATGTTTATGGAACAGATATAGATACAGCAAGATATAATGATGCTGCTTATAAAACCAATTTTTACGAAGGACAATTTTCTAATGATGTCGTAGATGTAGCATTTGGAGAAACTTTATACAACGCCTCACTTGAAGGCGATGAGTATGATAAAAAGAAAACTATGGTTGATGAATTTGGAACGGTTGTTAGAGAAATTACAACGGCTAAAGTTAAGTTTGACAGTAGACCAACATTCCCAGTAAAGTGGACAACTGGCGGAAACCCATACGCTAAAATATTGGCATCAAAAATATCTAATTTTTCAGCAGAAGCATACCTATTAAATAATACCTCTACAACAATCCCCTTATCAGATAATGAAAGTTCATACTTTTATATTTTTGGAAATACGCTAGGAATGTCTGGAGATCTAGAATATACAACAGAAGAAGTATCTGATTATACATCTAAAGAACCAATTCAATTTCAATCAATGTGGCTTCAAAATTTAATTGATGTTAAGTCATTAGCGGACTGGATTAAAAATACTGTTGTAAATAGAGGCAAGGTGGTATCTATGGATGTGTTTGGAAATCCTTTTATATCAGTAGGAGATTTAATCACTATAAAATATTTGTATCAGGGTTTTGCTGGAACAGAAAAATTAATTGTAACTAGCGTTACGCATAGATATAATGCAGGATTGGAGACCTCTATCACTTGCCGAACTTTATAGTCGACCAAATGGTATAATAAAAAAATGAGCAAAAAAGATAATTTGTCTAGAGTTTCCAAAGCGGCCATTGTTCGTGGAGCACCAATTGTTGTAACTACAAATGATGAATTTATATCTTTTTATGACCCATCACAATTTTTAGTTAAAGATGGCGGTAAGATACAGTATACTAAATTTAGTCCAGGATCCCCATTTGCAAGCGCTTTTGCAGCAACACAGTCTGAAACAATAAATGATGCGGCAGGCAACAAAACAGAAATTGTACCTATTGAATTACCAGATGTTCCTAATTTAACAGATATTGAATTAGTTAGTTCAACAAAATATTATGATCCAGTAACTAAAGTAGAAAAAGCAAAGCTTGTTATTAAAATAACAAACACAAGTAAAGATAAAGCAAACATTGAGGGGGTAGACGCAAGGATTTATAATCCTTCCGAAAAACTATGATTAAAGGAACTTATATATTCTATCAGGATGGCAAAGAAATATGCCGTTCATCCAATGTTGTAACCAAGTTTGGCAAAAGATTTTTAACTAATTTTATTGCAGGCAACATTGCTAATGCTAATAAAGATTTAGCTTTTGGCGTAGATCGCAAGGAAGCCCTTGTAACTGCAGCTTCTGCAGCAGCAGGCACGGTTACATATACAGCAAATAATTATTTTACTGCTGGAAATACTGTAAGCATTTATGGTCTTTCAACGTCTGCATTTAATTTAACAAATGTAACAGTTGCTTCTGCTACTACAACTCAATTTACGGTAACAAATGCAGCAACTGGAACTGCAGTTTCTGGATCAACATCGGGACGGGCATTTAAAAAAGCTACAGACGGAGATACAAGACTAGGATTTGAGTTTTATAGACTGCCTATTCAATTGGCAAGTACAGATATTCAAACATCTGGTGCAACAACAACATATTCAGTTGTATATAAAACAACAATTCCACAGGATGTTTCTGGTATTATTTCAGAAATTGGTTTATATCCATCGGCAAGAAGTTCAGTAAATAACTTTGATAGCAAGTACCTTGCAGATTTTAATGATGCATTTGATTGGACTGATTCAAATGGAGATCATCCACCAGTTTCAACAACTGGACAAAAAATTGGAGACAATGTAATTGTTTTAGAATCTAATGGTACTTCTGCTATGGAGTATACACAAAATATTAACCCAATTGATTTTTCAGGATATAGTGTTAATGATTCAATTACATTTGCATATGATAAGCCAGAAGCAGACGTATTAAGTATTAAAATTAGATTTTATAGCGAAGCTACAAAATATTATGAAATTACAATTACTCCACAAACAGGACTTGGATATAAAATTGTTCCAGATATTTTAATGAGTACGGTATTTGCAGGAGCAGTTAATTCACCAGATAAAACAAATATTAATAAAATTGGTATTATAATTACACCAACATCTGGAAATGTAACATCAATTGGAGCGGACGGATTAAGAATAAATGATGAAGATACGTTTGACCCAACATTTGGAATTATTAGCAGATCAACATTGGCTACTCCATTAACAAAAATAAAGGGAAGACCAATAGACGTAGAATACATTTTAGATTTGGATTTCTAATATGGCATATGAAGACCTATTAAAAGATACATCAGAGTCTAAAGATGATGGAAATTATTTTCTAGTTACTATTACAGATTTAGATTTAGGTACCGCATATCCACTTCAATTTAGATGGAAAAATAAAAATGGAACATTAGGAGCATGGAGCTCTGTAAAAACATTTGTTAGTGAATATGCAACAATTCCATCAGAGCCTAATTTAGCAGCTGGAGATGTTGTTGGTGGAGCAGGATTTATTAAGGTAACATGGGATGGAAATAATGCCTTAGCCGCAGCAGCATCTAATTTTGATAGAGTAAATGTTCATATATCTGGAACAACATTTGGGGATGGCACAAAACCTGCTGGATTTTTTAAACAGGCTGGCACACAAACATTTGCAGCAGTTGCTGGAACATATATAGTTCAATTAAAAATATTAACAGTAAATGGATCAGAGTCTTTATACAGTACAGCAAGAACAGTCACTGTAACTTCTGCTGCACCAGCTGCTGAATCCTCAGTAACTCCATCTACCCCAACAGTCTCATCTGTTCTTGGAGCAATTCAATTATCATGGAACGGTAAAACTTCAACTGGAGCAGATCAGCCATTTGGTTTTAATGCTGCAAAAGTTTATGTTGGCACTTCTGCTGGATTTACCCCATCATCATCTAATCAAGTAGATGTATTAAATTTTGCTAACGGACAAAATACTTTAAATATTGGTGTTGGGACGGTTGTAAATGGAACTGCTTTAACATATGGCGTAGATTATTATGTAAAAATTGCAACCACAAATGGTACTGATACATCAACAGCAGTTTCGGCAAGCGGAAATCCAGTAAGAATTGGTCAGGTAACCAGCGGAGATATAGTTACAATAAATGCAGATAAAATTGCTACAGGCACATTATCATCTGGCTCAACAATAACAGTTGGAAGCACATCTGGAAAACATATTAAATTGTCTGGAACAGGTGATCCATTTATTATTTATGGTACTGGTGGAGTTTCAAATCCAATTTTAAGTTATAACGGAGATAAGCTTACAGTAGTAGGAGATGGAACATTTAGTGGAGCTTTATCTGCCGCAACAGGAACTTTTGCAGGATCTTTGTCTGCCGCAACAGGATCATTTAGCGGAACAATAACTGCATCTGGAGGAACAATTGGTGGAATTACAATTGCAGCAGACGGTATACAAAATTCTGGCGGCACATTTAAAATAGATAGTAGCGGAGTAATTAGAGCAGGATCTTCATCTAGTAATGCGGTAATAGTTAGCCCAACTCTTGGTATTTATCATAGTGCAAATGGTGGATCAACAGCGTCTGGAAGATTTACTTTGGGATTGGCTTCAAGCACAATTTCTGGATGGACCATTGGAACATCAACATTGTCTTCAGGTAATTTAACATTAAATAGCAATGGAACAATTACTACAACCAACCTTACAATTTTTGACACAGGAAGAATTTTAAATTCAGGTGGATTTGAAGTGACTGCTGCTGGTAAATTAATTGCAACAGGTGCAGAAATATCTGGAACAATTACTGCAAGTGCATTAGATACAACCGCATTAGATATTGCTTCAACTGGCGCAATTACAACAACGAGTGGTAATTTTGGAGTTACTTCTGGAGGAATTCTTTCAGCAACTGGTGCAAATATATCTGGATCACTTACAACTAATGGTACTGCAGGAGCTTATGCAAACAACACATTAACTATATCTGGAGGAAAAATTTCTGCAGATAAGGTTATTTATTTACAGACAGACATACTAACTGGAGTTGTTGATGTTCTTGGAAGCATAATTTATTTAGAAGCACCTACAGAAATTACAGGTTCTGTTAGGGCAAGCGCATCTGCTACATTTGGAGTAACTGGCTCACTATTTGAATTTTTATCTTCAAGTGGAAATGTGCGTGTTGCTCAAACTTACAATAACGATATGGGAGGAACAACTCGTGCCATGCGTGTCAGCACAAGTGGGCTTTATGGATATGCTTCATCAACTCGTAGACGCAAAGAAGCAATAGAAAATTATTCAATTGATTCTCAATCGCTTTTAAGCTTGCCAATTAAAAAATTTAAATATAAAAATGATGATTCTGGAGTTCAACAATACGGATTTATTGCTGAAGAAGCACAAGATTTAGGACTTGACGAGCTAATTCAATATGACTCAGATGGAATTCCTGATTATTTTGCTTATGAAATATTGCCTGTATTTTTATTGCAGCTTATTCAAGAGCAAGATGCAAGCATAAAATCTATGAAATTAAGACTTGACGCCCTAGAAGGATAATGTTATCCTTAGTACTAATAGATTGGAAGAATAATGTCAACAAAGGCAGAATTAATTATTACCGCCCTTCAGCAACGCATTGGAGAGATTGTAGCAAATTATGAAACTCAGATTGCAATACTACGGGCAGAGCTTACTCAGCTTATGGAAAAAGATGTTCAAGAAGAAGCCACAGAAGATAGTAACTAGCCCCACCATTTTCCCGTCAGGTATTGCAGTCAAAACCGATAAAGGAATTTACTGGATTAAAGACGGCAAGAGGTTTAAGCTTATATCAGACAGGGCTGCAAAGTCTTGGCTGTTTACTACCGTAGAAGCAACAGAGTCATCCGTGGCTGGAATGAAGCTAGCAGGAAAGCTGGGATTCAGAGACGGCACCTTGATAAAAAACATAGCAGATGGTAAACTATATTTAATATCACAAAATAAGAAAAGACATATTGTTGATCCAGATACATTTAATAAATATGGTTTGGATAGATCACAGGTAGTAGAAGTAAGTGCCTTTGAAGCAAGTATGCATGAATTGGGAGAAGATCTATAATGCCAACATTTGAGACAATTACATTTAATGAGGGTGAACCTCTAGATCCAAATAAATTAAATAAGCTGCAAGAAAATATTGTAAATACTTATGCTACTGCTAATAATTTATTTAACTCAACGCTAGATGGACAAACATCTTCATTTAAGGCAATTACAAATGCTGGAACTATAGAATGTACTGGTGTTTCAAAAGGAACCACAAAGTCTTTTGATTTAGATCTAGGTACTGGCTTTAGCAATGTTTCTTCTAATCCACCACGCATTGTTGTTTCTTTGTCTGGCGGACTTGGAACTGGAGACTCAGTAACTCTTTCAGTTGCTGGTGCTGCTACAGCTTCACCAAAGCTATGGGTATCAAATGTTAACTCTTCTAAAAGCACATTCAATGTAACATTTATTGCAGTACAAATGGTTCAGTCTTAAGGATTGACAATCAGTAATCATATGTTACAATTACTGTAACATCTAAGTCACGTATCCGTGACTTTTTTAATTATTAAGGTAATTTAATGTCAAACGATTTAAAGTGGATGCTATCATCCGATCAGCAATTCCCGTACCAAGACGATAAGATGATTGCTCTTTGGTTTAAAGTAATGAAGTGGTTTAAACCAGATGTAGTAGACTACCTTGGAGATACAGACGATCAAGCTTGTTACAGTAAGTATACAGAGGGACGTTCTGCTGAGTTTATGCAATTGCATAAAGATGATAGCCGCGACTTGATTGTTCCAATGATGAGGCATGAGGCAAAAGGCGCTAGAGATTTTTATGCCAAGACAAGAGAGATGCTGCCAGACGCACAATTATTTTCAGCACTTGGAAATCACGATGTTAGAATTTTTAATTATGTCGATGCAAAGCTTCCAGACTATTTAAATGATGTTACACCAGAATCATTATGGTCTTTAGATTCATTAGGCTACGATTATATCTACTATAACGAATTGCCAGAGAAACGATTTGGAGATATCCACGTTCACCACGGACTTTCAATTTCAGCAACAGGGTCTGTAAGAAAAGATATGGAAGACATGCAGGTTTCACTAATTAGAGGGCACTCACACAGAATTGCTTCACATATGGTAACATATGAACTTAGAAATAATGGCGAAGGTGAGACTTTACGTGGATATGAGATTGGTCACATGTGTGATGAAAAGGGACCAGGAATGAAATATACTCAACATCATGACTGGCAAAAAGGTTTTGCTATTGCACACATTGAAAACGGAGAGTATCCACACGTTCAAATGATTCATGTATCTCCAAATTATACATGCATAGTTGATGGAAAGTTGTTTAGTCTATAATGAGATGTAAGAAGTGTGACGGCAGAGTATTCATTGATAGAGTATTCTCACAGAAACTACATATGGAGCTATTCTGCGTTATGTGTGGAAAAAGATGGATGATTAATAAGGAAACGAATGCGCTTGCAAAATGGCTAGACAACAGAGAACTACAACACCGAAAAAGTTTCTCTATTTCTTCTTAAATGACAAGATACATAAAGTATTAAAGTCATCAAGATCTAGGGATGAACTTGTTGCATGGTGCTATCCAGATAAAAAACGTGTTATGTATTCTTATTCTCAAGTAATTAAATACATGGAGAATGCTTTTACAACGGCTCAGGTCGGGGAAATACTAGGAAAGCACAAAGTAACTATTGAAGACTACATACTTGAAGGAAAGATCAGGGTGCCTCATAGAGTTTATCCGATTGGAAATCCAGATAGCAAATGGTCTAAATATATGTTTAATCAAAAAGACATATTAGAATTACATCAATTTATTTTAGACGATGGGCACTCTTCAAAATTGCCTTCAAAAACTGAATTGTTGGCTATTCTCAAACACAATACTATATTGTATACTAAGACAGAAGATGGAAAGTTTGTACCTGTATGGAAGGCGGAGTAATGACAACAAAAGTAAAAGTAGACCTATCCTTTACAAGGAACCTAGGTAACTATGAAAGCATTAAGATAGGCATAGGAGTAGAGGATGATTTGCGCCTTGGCGAAAATGTTGAGTCTGCCACTGAAAGAGTATATAAGTTTGTAGAAGATAAGCTTATTGAAAAAACTCGTGAGGTGGAGGAAGAATTAAAGCGTGGAAAATAAAAAAGAACCTTACGTTTTGATCAGCCTATATCAATCTTTATATAAAGAAAAGTATGGTCGCACACCACAAATAAATAAATTTCGTGAGAAGTGGGCTATGCAAGATGTAATAGATAGTGTAGGATTTGATCGTGCAAAGGAACTTTTAGTATATTATTTTTCATTGCCAAAGGGCGGGCACCCAATGCAATTCTTTTTCTATAACTTTGATAGAATGGATATTGTAGAGATTGAAGCTCAAAAAGATAAAGAAAGACGTCGTTTGTTATTAGAAGAAACGAAGAAGATGGTTGAGAATGGCGGAATAGAATGAATACAGAAGCAACACTAATTTCTGCCGTATGTAAGAATAAAGACATAAGCACATTATTAGCAGACAACGTAGATGAACTGTTTACTTCCCATAGAGATATCTGGGAAGGTCTCAAGTCATACTACTATAAGTTTAAAGCAGTACCAGAAGCTGGCGTACTAATTGAAAAGTTTAAAGACTTTGAACCAGTAGAAGTAAAAGCAGAGACTGGGTACTACCTTGATAAATTAAAGAATGAGTTTTTATCAAATAGATTAAAGAGCATTTTGATTAAAAGCGGATCAATGCTTAAAGAAGATGCTGCTTCAAGAGTGCTTGCAGAAATGCAAAGCCAGCTAGCAAATTTAAGTAGGTTTACAAACAATGTTCGTGACTTAGATATTACTGATGCAGAGTCAGCAATTAGACATATGGATGCACTCAAAGCACGTTCTGATGAAATGGGTGGCTCCCCAGGAATTAAAACTGGATTTGAAGCAATTGATTTGGCGTATCCAACAGGAATGGCTCCAGGACATTTAATTGTAGCAATTGGTTGGCCAGGCCGTGGTAAGACATGGTTCACATCATATTTAGCATGTAAAGCTTGGGAGCAAGGCTTCAAGCCAATGATTGTGTCTCTTGAAATGTCTCCAGAGAATATGCGTGATCGTATTTACACAATGCTTGGTTCTGGTTTATTTAAAGCTAGCGATTTTTCTAAGGGCAATATTAATATTGATGATTTTCGTTCATGGAGTACAAAGAAGTTTGAAAATAAAAATAGCTTCATCCTTGTTTCAAATGAAGGTAATACAGAAGTAACACCAGCAACAATTCAAGGTAAGATCGATCAGCATAAGCCAGACCTAGTCATTCTTGATTATCATCAGTTGTTTAATGACAACAAGAGAAGCAATTCAGAAGTAGAACGCAACCGTAATATTTCTCGTGAGTTTAAATTGCTTGCAGTATCAAATAATATTCCTATCATTGATATTACTGCAGCAACTGCTGATGACATATCTGATCAAGACAATCCTCCTATGATGAGTCAGGTTGCCTGGTCAAAGGCTATTGAGTATGATGCTGATATGGCTATGGCTGTTCACAGATATCCAGGAACAAATATGATTGAGGTGGTGTCAAGAAAAAATCGCCACGGTCATGAGTTCGGCTTATATCTAGATTGGGATATCAATAGAGGTATCGTCAAAGAGATTTATGAGAATCCATTCCAAAATGACTCACAGAAGAATTAAAAGATTTCAAATAAATGTTGATTTTTATGACAATGCACAGCTAATTAGTTTAAGACCACAGTACGAAAATTTATTAACTCATGACATGAGATCAAAGGGTTATGTCAAGGTACTTGACATAGACCCAGCATTTTCGATAGAATTCACAGGTGAGACATGGAAGTTCTTAATGACCCTTCATGGCGTTTATGTAGGAAAGAAGAAGGCATGGCAATCAGAGGGTATAACACAAGGGAAATTGATTCCACGCAATATTCTCCAGCCCACATCAAATCAATCTTAAAAGAACTTGGTTTAGATATAGTTGGAGAAACTTCAAACGATTACTTGTGCTATTGCCCATTCCATTCTAATAGACACACATCAAGCTTTAGCGTAAGTCGTGAGAAGGGTGCATTTATTTGTTTTAATCCTTCATGTGGTGAGGCTGGCACGCTACTAGAACTAATTAAAAGAGTAACACACAAGAATGACTTTGAGGCCATGAGATTTATATCTGCAAAAGAAACAGAGTCCTTAGAAAATTTTGATGAATTGCTAGCAGATGCAATGGAAGATAAGCCTATGTTTGAAGAATTTTCACAAGAGACATTAGATAGGCTGCATGCGGAATTGATTGAAGTATCAGAAGGAAAGAATTACTTTAAATCTAGAAGTATATTTAACCAGTCTATTATTGATTTTAATTTAGGATATTCTAAAAACACTGGCATGGTCACTGTTCCAGTGCATAGTCCAGACGGAATGCCAATAGGAATTGTTGGAAGATCAATTGAGGGTAAGTCATTTAAGAATAGCACCAACCTTCCAAAGAGTAAGACAATGTTTAATGTGCATAGGGCTAAAAAAATTGGAGACCATGTCATAGTAGTTGAGTCCAGCTTTGACGCAATTAGAATTCATCAGGCTGGTTTTCCAAATGTTGTTGCAACATTGGGTGGGTTTTTATCTAAAGAGCAGCAACAAATACTAAATAGATATTTTAATAGAATAACAATTATGACAGATGCAGATCTTGCTGGAAGAGAATTAGGTTTAAGTATAGCCAATAAACTTAGAACAAAAGACATCTTGTGGGCTTCTTATGGATATGGTAAGATATATCCACATGATGCAAAAGATGCTGGCGATATGACTGATGAAGAGATTAAAGCCTGTATTAAAAATGCTGTATCCGATATAGAATACAGATCTTGGGATAAATGATATAATAGTAATACAGATGGATCTATACCATCAACTACATAAGGAGATAAAATGGGTATCGTTAAAGGACTAAAAGATTTAAATAAGGCACTAGATAAGCCTTCGTACAACGAGTCAGATTCTACAAAGGGTCGTTGGGTAAAGCTAGAAGACGGCGAAAGCGTTAAGATTAGATTTTTACAGGAGCTTGATCCTGATTCGCCAAGTTATAATGAAAAGAACGGCTTAGGTTTTATTGCCGTTGAACATACAAATCCAAAAGATTACCGACGTAAGGCACTCTGTACTATGGAAGATCAGGGCAAGTGCTGGGGTTGTGAACAACATCGCAAGGACTTTAAGGCAGGATGGAAGGGTCGTTCACGACTTTACATTAATGTTCTAGTAGATGATGGCAAAGAAGATCCGTACGTTGCAATTTTATCACAGGGTAGCAGCGGAAAGACTGTTACTCCAACATTAATTGAGTATGCTGGCGAAATGGGAAGCATTACAAATTTGATGTGGCGCATTAAGCGAAGTGGTACAAAAACAGATACAAGTTATACAATTATCCCACTTGCTAAAGATGAGTCAGAATTTGATTACTCATCATTAGAATTGTATGCACTTGAAGCATCTGCTGTAAGAGACCTACCTTACACAGAACAAGAGGGATTCTTTTCAGGAGAACCTTCAGGCGGAGATAATCAGGCATCAACTGCTACAAGTAGCAGCTTAGACTGGTAAATCTTTGGCGGGGAGCAGAGCAATCTGCTCCCTTACGCCAGAGTAGCCCAGCGGTAGAGGCGGTAGACTTAAAATCTATACAGCGTGGGTTCAAATCCCACCTTTGGTACATGAAAAGAAACGGCGGAAATAAATGAGCTTTACACACTTACACGTTCATTCCTATTATTCATTAATGGATGGACTGAATTCACCTAAAGAGTTATGTCAGGCTGCACTAGATGCTGGGCAAACTGCAATTGCAATCACAGATCACGGCACATTGTCTTCACATCGTGAAATGCAAATAGCAGCAAAAGAATTAGGCATCAAGCCAATTCTTGGAGTTGAGGCTTACATCTCCCCAACTGATAGATTTGATCGTTCATCTAAAACAGATAAGTCAATTCAGGCTTACAACCATATCATCCTTCTTGCAAAGAATAAGAAGGGTCTTGAGAATATAAATATTTTACAGGAACTTGCTTGGAACGAAGGCTTTTATCATAAGCCACGTATTGATAGAGAGGTGTTAAAAGAGTATGCAGAAGGTATTATTGTTTTGTCTGGTTGCCTTAATGGACTTATTTCTAAAGCTATTGAGAAAGGCGAATTCTCAGAAGCCAAGTTTATACTCAAGGATTTTAGTAAGACTTTTCGTGACGACTTTTACATTGAGGTCCAATCTCATAATCCGCATGAAATAAATTCAAAGCTACTTGAGTTAGCAGATGAACTTAAAATTAAGGCGGTAGCAACAGGAGATGCCCACTTTGCTAAAGAAGAAGATAGAATCCTAGAAGAAGCCTTACTCATATTATCTACATCTCCAAAGGCCGATAAGGAAATGGATTTTGACATGTCTAGGAACATGAAAAATATGTTAGATAGATTTAATTATCTTTATCCAGAGCGCAGAATTTCATTTCAGAATTATAATCTATTTATTCAAAGCCGTGAAGAAATTGAGGCTGATTTTAAAAAGGCTTTAATTAATCGAACAGACATATTTGATAATACTATGGAAATTGCTAATAAGGTAGAAGATTATGATTTCTATCAGGGCTTAGACCTTTTGCCCGTCCCAAAGACTGATGCTGATGAAAGACTAAGGGAACTGGCTGTAAAGGGCTTAGAGAGCCTTGGGAAGGCCTCAGATGATATTTATATGGCACGTATGGAGGAAGAGCTTTCCGTAATTGCCTCAAAGAATTTTGCATCATATTTCTTGGTTGTTGGAGATATGATTAATTGGGCAAAGGGTACTGGTATCCGTGTGGGCCCTGGACGTGGTTCTGCAGCAGGCTCACTTGTCTGCTACGCCCTTGGCATTACAGACGTTGATCCAATTAAATACGATTTGCTTTTCTTCCGATTTATTAATCCAGAAAGAAATGACTTTCCAGATATTGATACAGACTTTGAAGACCGCAGACGCAAAGAGGTTAAAGAGTATTTAAAAAAGAAATTTAAGCATGTTGCTTCTATTTCTACATACACTTATTTCAAAGATAAGGGTGTGGTTCGTGATGCTTCTCGTGTATTTATGGTGCCGCTGCAGGAAGTAAATCGTGCATTAAAGCCAGTAGATACATTTGAAGATTTTATGGAATCCCCAAATACAAAAGAATTTAGATTAAGGTATCCAGAAGTTGTCTGGCTTGCAGAAAGGTTACGTGGACGCATTAGATCAGTTGGTGTACATGCTGCTGGTGTTGTTGTAGCCAAGGACGATTTAAGAAAGTATGCTCCAGTTGAATCAAGAGAAGATGCACAAGATAAGGTATCTGGTCGAATCCCAGTTGTTGCATACGATATGGATACCGTAGCAGACATTGGTCTAATCAAGCTTGATGCTTTGGGGTTAAAGACTCTTTCAGTTATTTCAGACACATTAGAGTCAATTAAGAAGAGGCATAAAAAAGAAATTAATCTTTCCTCTCTTACAATGGATGACCCAAAAGTTTATCAGATGTTAAGCGAGGGATATACGAAGGGTGTATTCCAAGCTGAAGCTACACCATATACAAATTTATTGATGAAAATGGGTGTGGATAAATTTGAAGACTTAGTTGCTTCTAATGCATTGGTACGTCCAGGAGCCATGAACACAGTAGGTGCTGCGTATATTAATCGTAAGCATGGCAGAGAGGCTGTTGATTATAGCCATAAAATAATGAAGCAGTTTACTGAGAACACATATGGTGTTATTATATATCAAGAGCAGGTTATGCAGGCATGCGTATATCTAGGAGGTATGTCTTGGTCAGAGGCTGATAAGGTCCGCAAGATTATTGGAAAGAAAAAAGATGCAAAAGAGTTTGACCAATTCAAAGATCAGTTTATTGCTGGGGCTTCAAAACAAATTAGTCAGAAAAAAGCAGAGCAACTTTGGCATGACTTTGAGGCTCATGCTGGTTATTCTTTCAACCGCTCCCATGCTGTTGCTTACTCTATGCTTAGTTATTATACTGCTTGGCTTAAGTCCTATTATCCTCTTGAGTTCATGTTTTCAATTCTTAAAAACGAAAATGACAAGGACGCAAGAACAGAATATTTAATTGAAGCTAAACGTTTAGGTTTACGTATTATGCTTCCACACATTAACGAATCAGACATATACTTTTCATTACAAGATGATGGAATTAGATTTGGTTTGGCTGAAGTCAAGTTTATATCAGATAGCATTGCTAATAAAATTATGGATAAGAGGCCTTTTATTGACTACGCCGATTTTATTGACAAGGCTTCTAAAAAGGGAAGTGGGATTAATAGCAGAGCAATAGCAGCTTTAAACTCTATCGGTGGTGCAGCTTTTGAAGACAATCCACGAACTGGTGATGAAAAAGATAATTATTATGAGTATTTAGGTATACCAACATTTAATTTGGCTGGAATTCCTCCTAGAATTAAAGCTCAGGCTAGACCTATTGATGACTTTGATGATCTAGGTTCGTTTGTTATGTTTGGTATGGTTAAAAGTATTAAGCGTGGAAACGGGTGGGCAAGAGTAGAGTTAGTTGATGAGACAGGCACAATTGGTTTATTTCATCATGAAGATACTCAAATTGAACCCAATCAAATGTACTTTATATTAGTTGGAGATAACCGTATTGCTAGATATGTTAATGTAAAAGAAATTGATCCTAATGCTGCCGATTTATTTGTAGACTATCTTTATAGAAAAGAATATGATTTAGAAGAAGATGAATATATTGTAGTTAACTTTACTAACTATAAAACTAAGGCTGGCAAAATGATGAGCCACATTGTATTATCAAATGCACAAAAGGAATTAACCAGAGCAATTGTTTTCCCAACACTATATAAAATGTCTCTAGCTAAAATGAGAGAAGGAATGAAGTGTAAGGTTGTGCTTGCTAAACTTGATGACGGCACATTAAATGTAAAGGAAATAAAATGACTGAGGTCGTCTTAACAACCGAAGAAGCAAAGAGACTTGAAACATTCATAAGTGATCATAGATCAATGTGCATGAGCTATTTATATGATGATGTGGTTCCAGAAGACTGGGAGCCATATGATCTATATGATGGCTGCGAAACTTGTGAAACAAGGGAACACCTGATGGCAACCTTTGATTGGCTTAAATCAAATGGCAAGATAGATATATTCGTGGAGGATAAATGACAGAAGAACTACCAGTAGACCTAAATTTAGGACAATTGCTAATAGCAATATTGGATACAATCAAAAGTGTGGATGTTAAGACGACAACGTTTTTAAATGCTGCATCAGACAGTAGAGAAATTGCAGTATTTTATAATGAAGAAAAGTCTTCATTTACATTTAGCTTAAAGGAAATAGAAGATGGAAGCGTTTGATATGGTAACAGATTACGGTCTGGATGCGTTGGCAGCTGTTTTGCATGAGACAGCAAAGGAAAAAGGATTCTGGGACGAAGAAATAAATTACAATGTAATTGGAAATAAGCTTGCCCTAGTACACTCAGAAGTAACAGAAGTGCTAGAAGCAATCAGAAAAAATAAGGGTAGCGAAAATATTGTAGAAGAAATGGCTGATGTAATTATTAGGCTTTTAGATTTATATGCTGCAATGATGAGTTCTAATCTACTAGAACATTCAATTGATGAAGTCTTAAATAGTAAGATGAATATAAATAAGGAACGCCCAAGACTTCACGGCAATTTATTTTAATGCTATACTATGAGAAAGAAAGAGTTTAAATGACAATTATAATTGATAATATATTAGCAAAGCTAGATCCAAAAACAAGAGCAAGAGTTCAATCTGCACAAAACGTTGTTGTTGAAAAACAATTGACTCCCAGTATTGGACTCAATATGGCATTAAAGGGTGGCTTAGGGTACGGCAGACAAGTCCTAGTTTGGGGCAACAAGTCTGCTGGAAAATCTTCTTTCTGCTTACAAATGATAGCATTAGCTCAGCAAGAAGGAAAGACATGTGCCTGGATTGATGCTGAAGCGTCATATGATCAAAAATGGGCAGAGCAGTTAGGAGTAGATTCATCTTCTCTTATTTACTCTCAAGCTAAAACTGTTAATGATATGGTAGATGTTGGCGTTAAGTTAATGGAAGCTGGTGTTGATGTAATTGTTGTTGACTCCATATCCGCTTTGCTTCCAGGAATATATTTTGAAAAAGACGGAAACGAAATGAAAGATTTGCAAGACACTAAGCAAATCGGCGCAGAAGCAAAGGATATGACACACGCAGTCAAGATGTTAAATTATGCAAACAAAAACACATTACTTGTTCTCATCTCACAACAACGAAATCAGTTTGGATCTATGCATGCTAGTCACATCCCCACAGGTGGCATGGCAGTCAAGTTCTTTTCTTCCACTGTCATTAAACTCTGGTCGTCTGAAGCTGAGGCGAATGCTATTAAAGCTGGGATTAAAGTTGGCGACAAAATCATTGAACAAAGAGTTGGACGACCAGTTAATTGGATTATTGATTACAACAAGCTTGGCCCCCCAAATTTATCGGGACAGTATGATTTTTACTACCAAGGGGAAACTCTTGGTGTAGATAGAGTCGGAGAAACACTTGACGTTGCAGAAATGTGCGGGATAGTAGAAAAGGGTGGAGCATGGTATACAGTAAATGGAGAACGTTTTCAAGGACGTGCAAAAGCTGTAGCATACTTAAAGGAAAATCCAAATGTTGTAGACAACTTACAAGGAGAAATAAATGCCAGATCTTAATGAATTTTTTAATAAGACTACTGAAAAAGTAGAGCGCAGTAACTTAGAAAATCTTGGCGGAGTAAGACCATGCTCAAAGTGCGACGAAGATGTAGAGGGTGCATTTTGGGATGCTCTAGATATGGTTATGTCTTGGAGATGTTCCAATGGACATGAGACTGTATTTAAGGTTGGATAATGTCAGAAAGATCTGAAGTAAAACGTGATGGTGCAAAAGCACAAAAGAATAGTGGTCGTGGAGATTACCAAAAGGGTGACGCACAGTGGAATCAGTTCCTTGTTGATTACAAGGAGGCAGGAACATCATTCAATTTAAATAAAGATAACTGGGCAAAGATTTGTACAGACACCTTTAAGGTAAATAGAGATATGTATCCAGCATTAAAAATTATTATTGGCAAAGAGTCCAAGGTTCGTCTTGGAATTATTGAGTGGGCAGTATTAGAAGAACTGATCCAATTTTGGGAGGACAATCATGAGTGACAAAAACACATTAGAGCTGATAAGTGATATTACAGAATTCAATGACCTACACGAGTTTATGAAAGATGAACATCTAGATAAAGCCCTGGCCATTGTGGTAAAATTGCTAATGAATCCAGATGTTCCTTCTGCAAAAGCTCCACACTTAATTATGGAGTTGCAAGCAATGTCAACTAAGTTCGCTGTACTTGCATCAGTTTATTCTACTATTGCAAAGGATAAGGCAGGAACAGAAAATAATAACAAGAAGAATATTTATTATTCGGTAAAGGAGTCCATAGACAAACTTGTAGATGCACTTAAGTATGTCGTTAGATACAATTCATAATGGGTAGAGATATAGTAAAAAATCTTAAATTTAAAAAGCACACAGGCAAGTTTTTTGATCCAGAACGCTTTGCTGCCTTGCTTGATGAGTCATATAGAAATACAAAACGTGCAGATGGTGAGATGACAAAGAAGTCATTTAGCCCAAGTTCTTTAGGCTATGGACATGGAACATGCCCAAGATATTGGTATATGGCATTTAGTGGCGCTATGTTTATTGACGATAATGATGCAGTTGCTGTTGCTAATATGGCTCAAGGCACACAGGCTCATGAAAGATTACAAAATTTAATTAAGACTATGCCTGAGTGGAGGGCGGAAGAAGAAGAGATTATTAATGAGTATCCACCAATTAGAGGTTTTATTGACTTGATTATGGAATATGATGGTGAGACAGTAATTGGAGAAATTAAGACGGCTAAGCAAGAAGTTTGGGATACAAGACAGGCGGAAATGAAATCATCTGCTAACCACATGCTTCAGCTTCTTACATATATGAAATTAAAAAATGCAAAAGAAGGTTTCTTTTTATATGAAAATAAAAATACTCAAGAGATATTAATTATTCCAGTATCTATGAACGAAAAGAATACTCAGATAATTGAAGATACTTTTCTGTGGATGCAAGAAGTTTGGGATAATTTTCAAGATGGGGATCTTCCTATGCGTCCAATTGGTGCAACTAAGTCCAAGATGCCTTGCACATATTGCCCAATTAAAAAAGAATGTTATGCAAAAGAAACACCAGTTGGTACAGTTCAAATAGAAAAGTTTGAGGTACCAAAGATATGATTTGTGGTAACAAGGAGTGTGCCAAAGACTTTGACGCCAAGACTCATAATCAAAAATATTGTTCTGACGAATGTTGCAGAGTTGCAACAAATAGAAGAATTATGGAAAAGTATTATGAAAAGAAAGCAATTAGGAATGGCGCATTCAGAGCCTGTTCTAAATGTAAAATTAAGTTGAGCAGGTACAATCAGTCTACTATATGTTCAGCCTGTGAAAAAAAGATTAATGTTTCTAATAAAAATAAATTGATTGGCATGATTGATGACGTTAGCTAGTTTAAAAAAAACACAGGCCAATAGAGTTCTAGGGATAGACGCCTCTACCAACTCTATTGCTTTCTGTTTGATGGAAAACGATCTTCCTTTGAAGTGGGGTAAGATTAATCTGGAAGGCAATGATATATACGAAAAAATATATGATGCCAAGATAAAAATGTCTGTAATGTTAAATGAATTAAAGTCAGACTATATAGTTGTAGAGGGGGCAATCCTTGTCAGATCACCAGATGCTGTGATAAAATTGTCTTATGTATATGGCGTTGTTATTGCTGAGCTTATGTCTACTGGAGCTAAGGTTATCACTATTTCTCCTACCGCTTGGCAGGCTTACATTGGAAACAAAAATCCAACAAAAGATGAGAAGTCGGCAGTCAGAGTAAATAACCCAGGATACGCAGACTCATGGTATAAAACACAATTAAGAAATATGCGTAAACAAAGAACTGTAGATTATTTTAATAGTAAGTATAGGCTATCTTTAGAAGATTTTGATGTAGCAGATTCATTTGGAATTGCTCATTATGCAAATAAGGTGTTGACAGAACGATGAAGTTGTATCAAAGCAAGGATTGGCTACATAGAAGATATGTTGTACAAAAGAAAACAGTTACAGAAATAGGTAAAGAGTGTGATGTCTCTGCTATGACTATACAGAGGTACTTAGAAAAGTTTGGGTTGATTAAAAAAAGATGAGTATTGAGAAAATTATTTGGCAGACATATGAGACATCTTATGATGATCTTCCTGAATATGCAAAAGAAAGCGTAGGAACTTGGAAGCATAAAAATCCTGATTGGCAACATGGATATATGAGTGGTCCAGACAGAGAAACTTTTTTTAAAGAAAACTTTTCAGAAGAAGTATACAATACTTATGTAAACCTTCCTTTAGGCGTTATGAAGGCTGGCCTGTGGAGATTTGCAATTCTATATATTAATGGTGGAGTGTATGCAGATATGGATACGCATTGCAAGGCACCGATTTCAGACTGGCTAAGTGACGACAATGACGTTTTACTAGACATTGAGAGAGACACGCCATGGCTTGCCACACAGGTAATTGCTGCAAAGTCTGGTAGTCCAATAATGAAAGCCGCAATAGATTTATGTGTTGAAAGATGTTCAGATGGTATTATTAAGCATAATCATATGGTTCATTACTATACTGATGTTCAAATGTTTACAGATGCAATTTATAAAGAACTTAGCGTTGAGCCTTATCAAAAGAATTTAAATGATTGGGCACCAGAGCTTATGGAAATGGATTGGTTAAAGAATAATAACGTAAAGATACTAAATGGAGAAGATGCTAGACGACTTCTTGATAGAGATGTTGTTCACCTATATTGGGGCGATGACAGAGAAGAAGGATGGATTGCATGGAAAAAAGATCCAATGGTAAATGACTCTTATCCTAATGGTTTTAATCCATATGAATGGAATAGCTAATGTCAACAATAGGAATTTTGCCAGCATCAGGAAAAGCCTCAAGGGTAGGCGGCATACCTAAATTTTGTCTACCAATTTCTGACGAAAGATCTTTGCTTCAATGGCATGTTGAGCAGATGCTTGAAGTTTGTGATGAGGTAAGGGTTTCAACGAAAGCTGAATGGGTTCCTATTGTTCAAAATATGGACATGAACATCAAATTAATTGTTCGTGAGCCTTCAACCATGTCAGACGCATTAAAGTTTATGGTTGGTGATTACAACGATACAGTTCTAGTTGGAATGCCAGATACATATATTCATGGAACTCAAAAAAATATATATAAGGAAATGAATAAAGTTCCTGGCGATTTAATTTTGGGCACATGGGAGTGTAGCGGGGATTTAAAGGGAAGAGTTGGTCAGATTTTATTGTCTGGAGATAAAGTTATTTCTTCTATGGATAAAACAGCTAACTGCGATTATCCTTATATGTGGGGAACTATGCTGTTTAGAAAAAATTTGATAAGATATATTGATACAGAATTAGAACATCCAGGAAAACAAATACAGGAATGGATTGATATGAATTTAGATATTAGAGCAGTAAAGCCAGGCGGAAAATATATGGACATAGGAACACTAAAAGGTCTTAAGCAATTATATAAGGAGATGGAATAATGGCGGGAACAGATTATCCAAACAAAGATAGTTATCAGGCATGGGTAACAGATTTACAACTAATTGCAACAGATGCTCCATCAGGACATAAAATTATTAGAGAGTGTCTTGATATTGCAGAGATGCTAATTAATAAAAACATTTCATATGGTGACTCAGCATTGAGTCCAATTCGCATATTTTCTCAGGCGGATAATCAAGAACAAATTAAAATTCGTATTGATGATAAGATTAATAGAATTAAAAATGGATCAGGCTTTGCAGGAGATAATGATATTGACGACATGATTGGTTATTTAATCTTACTTAAAATTGCTAAGAAACTTGCTATTTCAGTCGACTAGAAGTATAATAATATAATGACTACAGAAAATAGACCGTGGGGATATTACACAATTCTTAATGAATCTAGTAATCATAAAACAAAATATATTTATGTTGAGGCTGGCAAAAGATTGTCGTACCAGAGACATGAAAAAAGACATGAACATTGGTTTATAGTTTCTGGTAATCCATATGTAACAATAAACGGCGTAAGCAAAATTATGTCACCAGGTCACTCCATAGATATAAAAGCTGGGGACCTGCATAGAATAGAGTCTCAATTAAGTCCAGTTGAATTTATTGAAGTTCAAACAGGAACCTATTTCGGAGAAGATGATATTCAAAGAATAGAGGATGATTACAATCGAAATTGAATTAGCAGATCATTATGATCGCATGAATAAAGTAGTTGAAGAACTACTTAAAGGTAACAACCCAACAACAATAGCAAGCCTTACTGGATTTAAACGTGCAGAGGTTGTTGAGCTTATTGACGAATGGAAGTCTGTAGTACACAATGACACCTCTTCAAGAGAACGTGCAAAAGAAGCAATCTCTGGGGCAGACCAGCACTACGCAATGCTCATTAAAGAGGCCTGGAAGACAGTAGAGGACGCAGATCAATCTGGTCAACTAAATGTTAAGGCTAATGCGCTGAAGCTTATATCAGACATTGAAACAAAAAGAATTGGAATGCTGCAGCAGGTAGGTCTGTTAGACAACGCTGAGTTAGCTGGACAAATTGCAGACACAGAGCGCAAGCAAGATATACTTGTAAAAATATTAAAAGAAGTTACTTCTGGATGCCCAAAATGCAAAATGGATGTTGCTAAAAGGCTTTCACAAATTACTGGGATCGTTGAATCAGTTGTAATTGAGGATGCCGATGTCGTTTAATTTTTCAGATTTAATTGACATACTTGACGGAGAAGAATTTGACGAAAAGCCTGTCGACTTAAGAACATTTGTGAACAGCCCAGAGTACCTAGGCTTGCCACTACTGTCTGAATTTCAGTACACATTAATTGAAAAAAGTTCTCAAATTTATAAAGAAGCAACCCTGATTAAACTTTTTGGGGAAGAAGAGGGAAGAATAAGATCTAAGCAGACAGCAAATGAAGTTGTTGCTCAGCTAGGCAAAGGTTCTGGGAAAGACTACTGCTCAACAATTGCGGTAGCATATATAGTATATCTATTGCTATGCCTAAAAGATCCAGCCACATATTATGGAAAACCTCCTGGAGATAGTATTGATATTATTAACATTGCTATTAACTCTCAGCAGGCAAACAATGTTTTCTTTAAAGGATTTAAAACAAGAATTGATAAGTCCCCTTGGTTTGCTGGGAAATATAATGCAAAGGCATCTGAAGTTCAATTCGATAAAGCTATAACAGTTCACTCTGGACACTCAGAGCGTGAGGCATGGGAAGGATACAACGTTATTGTTGTAATCCTAGACGAAATTTCAGGATTTAGTATTGAAAATACTACGGGCCATGAGCAGGCTAAAACTGGTAGTGCAATTTATGACATGTACAGAGCTTCAGTTGACTCACGTTTCCCAGACTTTGGTAAGGTAATTCTTCTTTCATTTCCAAGATATAAAAATGATTACATTCAGCAAAGATACGATGCGGTGGTGGCTGAAAAAGAAACTATTATTCGTGAACATAAGTTTAAGATGTATGAAGATTTGCCAGATGGGACAGAAGGAAATGAGTTTGAAATTCAGTGGGAAGAAGATCATATAGTTTCATATAAGATTCCTAAAGTATATGCACTTAAGAGGCCAACCTGGGAAATTAACCCAGTAAGAACAATTGATGACTTCAAAACATCATTCTATACAAATCCAACAGACGCTCTATCTAGGTTTGCATGCATGCCACCAGAAGCAATTGATGCATTTTTTAAATCAAGGGAAAAGGTTGAGAAAGCATTTAATGTTGGAGCACAGGCAGTAGATCGGTTCGGAAGACTTGAAGAATGGTTTGTTCCAGACCCAGACAAGGTTTATTTTCTTCACGTAGACTTAGCACAAAAGCATGACCATTGTGCCGTAGCTATGTCTCATGTGCAAAAATGGGTTAACGTAAAGGTAACAGATACGTACTCTCAAGCAGCACCTATCATTGAAGTTGATGCAGTAAGATATTGGACACCGACAAAAGATAAATCTGTTGACTTTACTGAAGTAAAAGATTATATTCTTTCCCTTAGATCCAGAGGATTTAATATAAAGGTGTGCACGTTTGACCGATGGAACTCTCACGACATGATGCAGCAGCTAAAACAATATGGAGTAAATACAGAAATTCTATCTGTTGCCAAGAAACATTATGATGACATGGCAATGGTTGTGGCGGAAGAAAGACTAAGGGGGCCAGCAATACCCCTACTTGTTGATGAATTACTACAGTTAAAGATAATGAGAGACAGAGTAGATCACCCAAGAAAAGGTTCTAAAGATTTAGCGGATGCTGTATGTGGTTCTATATTTAATGCAATAAGCCGAACAAAGTTTTCAAATAATGAAGAAGTAAATATTCATACATATGAGTCCATGTCATTTGAGCAGGACTTTGGTAAAAAAGAAGAAGATGAGATTGTTACAAATATGATTAGGCCCCCTAGAATGCCAGATAGTTTGGCAAGCGATATAGAGAGAATGACGTTACTATGAGCATATACCAAGAAAAAGCTAAAGAATGTAAGTGCTGTGGAAAGCATGTACCACTACCAACAGTTTTAAAAGAGTATAACGAAGTTTTGTTATGCCCCACAACATTTGCAAATGTGATAGAATATAAAAGATTATGGAAAGTCCTTGGGTCTAGACCTTCTGGAAACATAAGGAAACATTTCTCTGATTATGTACAGCAGATAGTAGAAACAACCATTGACAAAAATGAAGACGGTACGTTACAATAAACACTTGGCACCAGTAGCCAAGTTGGTTAAGGCCCCGAACTCATAATTCGGCTATCGTAGGTTCAAGTCCTACCTGGTGTACAAGAAAGGTAACTATGAAAGATTTAAATCCTGATGACGGAGAAATGTTAGACTACTATATACAAATTGGTGCTATAGAGGTGGCTGGCATATCAGAAGATGGCGAGTTTATCTTTGGAATTACCGATCTTGCTAAAGAGGTTGCACCAGATTTATGGGAGGCTCATGCAGAGCATCTAGATCAATCTATGATGAAGCTATATGAAATGGGTTTAGTTAATATAACATACGACGAAGATTTGAATGTTGTATTTGAATTAACTGAAGAAGGAAAAAAAGCATCAAAAGACTTTGGAATTATTGAAATGAATAATCCAGATATACCAAACAATTAGGAGAATAAAATGCCTTGGCAAATTAAACAGAATGCAGCAGGATGCAGCGGATACGCTGTTGTTAAGCAAGACACTGGTGAGTTGGTAGGTTGCCACTCTGGAAGAACGGCAGCAGAAGCACAGATGAGAGCGCTATATGCATCAGAGTCGGATAACAAAAACATGGAAGATAAAAAGAAAAAGATTTTATAATTTATTGACGAGTAGCTCAACTAATGATATACTTGAGCTATGGAAAAAATCTGTAGCAAATGTGGTATAAATAAAAATTTAGAAATGTTTGCAAAAGCTAATAGATACAAAGACGGCAGAAGAAGTTATTGTAAAAAATGTCATTCTGAATATATGAGTACTTATTATAAACAAAACCCAGAAAAACTATTAAGTGAAGCTAAAATAAAATCAGCAAAAAATAGAAAAAACTGGAAAAGACACAAGATGTTGGAGGAAGATTATAACTCCTTATTTAACCTTTATAAAGGAAAATGTCATTCTTGTAAAGATAGAAATGCTACTAATATAGATCATGACCATAGTTGCTGCCCAGGATTATTTTCATGTGGTGGCTGTGTAAGAGGAATTTTATGTAATCAGTGTAATACAGCTTTAGGGTTGCTAGGAGATAGTACAGAAAAAATTAAAAGCCTTTTAAAATATTCACAGTTTTAAATGTATCTCCCCGTATTGGCAATGGTTTCTACCCATTAGGCGCATAACGGATCAATGCACGTTCGAATCGTGTCGGGGAGACCATGCGGATGTTGCATATTGGTAGTGCCTCTGCCTTCCAAGCAGAAGGGGTGAGTTCGATTCTCATCATCCGCTCAAAAGAAAAAATGATATAATAAGATTGGCTGTCCAATAGGAGGCCACTAAATTAATTTATTCGCTTGAAGGAGGAATAATATGGTTAATACATTCTCACTGGATCTTTTCAAGGATCCTTTTTTTATTGGTTGGGATCGCCATTTTCAAGATCTCGAAAAGGTAATGCATAATTCAACAAGCTACCCACCATACAATTTGGTTGAGGTTAGTGAAGATACCTATATGATTGAGCTAGCTTTGGCTGGATTCAAGAAAGAAGACATTTCTATTGAACAAGAAAAAAATGTCTTAACAATTAAAGGTTCTTCAGAGGAAGATGAAAACAAATATATTCATAAAGGAATTGGTGCAAGAGCATTTACACGAACATTTTCTTTATCTGAATATATGAACGTAACAGCGGTTGTCATGGAAAATGGCATCCTTCGTGTTCTTATTGTTAAGTTAGTTCCAGAAGAAGCAAGACCAAAAACATTTGAAATTCTTGACTCTTTTACACCAGAAGAAAAGGTCTTTGCCCCATCTTCACGTAAGAAGAAGAAAGAAATAGTATAATATAAATCTGCACCCCGTCACTGGGAAGTCGCAGACGACGGGTCGCTACCCGTAGGATGGACCTGAGCATGTCTATAAACTGCTCATTAATATTAAGGAGATTCATGTTTGAGTATTATGTAAAAAAGGTTAGTAAGGTTGTGGATGGTGACACAATAGATGTAGACATTGATCTCGGATTTGATATCTCGTTTAGTTCAAGAGTTCGTTTGGCAGGAATAGATACTCCAGAAAGTAGAACAACAGACAAGATTGAAAAAGGGTTAGGTCTTGAAGCTAAAGCATATTTAAAGAATGCAATTGATTCAGCAAAGTCTGTTGTTATTAAAACAGAGAAAATGGATTCTTCAGAAAAATATGGAAGAATTTTAGGTTGGGTATTTTTAGACGGATCTGATGTCTCTATAAATCAAAAAATGATTAATGATGGGCATGCGTGGGGATATCTGGGAGAGACTAAGGTCAAAGATTTTGATGCCTTAGCAAAAGCGAGAAAAAAGAGCGGAAAGTAATGCCAGTATACGAATATCGTTGTATTGATGATGAAGATCATCCAATCATCGAAATAACAAGAGGTATTATGGATACCGAATATATTTATAAATGCGATGTTTGTGAATCAGTAATGACAAGACACTTCACTCCATTTGGAATTCAATTTAAAGGATCTGGGTTTTATAAGACAGATAATCCTAAATGATTTGATGCTATAATTAACTAGATAAACAAGTGTTTATTTAGGGGATATAGTTGACTAGGAATAAATTATTTAGAATAACAACTACTGCAATTCTTGCATTTGGTTGGCTTTTTATGTCCCCTGCAAGCGGAAATGATCCACTAACGATAGCAGCAAAACAAATTGAAAACCTCAATAGTGCAGTAGATAAATTAGACTATAAAGATGGTTTAATTAATATGATTGACATAGCAGAAAATAAGTTTATGTATGCTAAAAATCTGCGGGATGTCAGAGACGCTGCCCAAGAAGCCTATGAAGATGCAGTAGAAGCAGAAGAATTAGCCTTAGAAGAGGTTTACCTTGCCCAGTCAAATGTAGATGGTCAGACAGAAACAGTGGCTCTAGCACTTGAGCATAAGAGTGATTCATACGATGCACTTGGTGTAGCCAATATTAATCTTCAAACAGCACAATCAAATATCCAATCTGCTGGAACTAATGGTTTGGCATATACGGTTTACACTCTTATAAGACAAAATGGTATCGCTGTTCCAGACCAGGCTTTGTGTAATGGTGTTCTTACTGTTGCTTCACTTCAACCTGGGCCTTCAACATGTGGACGGACTGAAAACTTTGTAATTAAATTTACTGGTAGAATAACTGTTCCTTCTCATTGGACACAGACAAAATTTGCAGGTTTCACAGATGATGGGTTTAAGATGTATGTTAATGGAGAACTTGGAGTTAGCAATTGGATAGAGCAAGGTGCTAACTGGAGTGCCTTCACACCAATATATGATGTTAGCCAGAATAAGGTTTTAAATGTAGAAATTTGGTGGTACAACGGTGGAGGACCAGGATATTTTCACTTTGGTTGGGGCATACCTTATGGATCATCTGGTAGTTTGGGATGGTCTGGAGCAGGCTGTGATTATACTGGTGGTTGGGGAGTAGGATTTAGTTGTGATCTAAATACATTTTCCTCTGGATCTGAACCAACTGCAACACAGACTGCTGAGTATCAAGCAGCATTAAGTGCAAAGCAGTCAGCGCA